CAGGAAAGTGCCAGTATTTCCGTTACGGGTCTTGCGGGCACAGGTTCCGTTGGAACGGTTACTGTTGTCCAAGGAGCCGGAGTAAGTACTTCTGTTACGGGTTTAGCGGGTACAGGTTCCGTTGGAACGGCTACTTCATCTATTGGTATACCCGTTAGTGTTACGGGTTTAGCGGGCACAGGTTCCGTTGGAACTGTCACGGTTCAGTATGATTTCAGTGTTTCTGTTACAGGCCTAGCGGGTACAGGTTCCGTTGGAACTGTCACGGTTGCCCAAGGAACAGGAGTAAGTACTTCTGTCACGGGTTTAGCGGCTACAGGTTCCGAGGGAGTCGTTACTGTAAGTACTGGAACAGATGTATCTGTACAGGGAATTTCTGCTAGTACATCGGTAGGAAATGTGTTAGTTTGGGGAGATATTATACCTAATCCGGGTAATACTTGGAATAATATAACACCTAATCCGGGTAATACTTGGGAAGATATAGCAGCATAAAGGATAAAAGATGAGTACATATGTAAACAATTTAAGGTTAGAAGAGATAGGAACCGGAGAGGCTTCGGGTACGTGGGGCACTAAAACCAACACAAACTTGGAGTTGATAGGGGAAGCTCTTGCCTATAGTGCTACAGGTGAAGCAATAGCCAACGCTTCTACTCATACAATAACTATGGCGGATGCCACGGCAGACCAAGCCCGTTGTATGTTTTTAAAATGTACGGGCGGTGGTCAAGCTTGTACGGTCACATTAGCTCCTAATACCGTATCTAAAGTTTGGATTATTGAAAACACGACTAGTTATACTTTGACTTTTAGTCAAGGATCGGGAGCTAATGTTGCTGTTTTAGCGGGTCAGATAAAAGCCATTGCCACCGACGGTCAAGGATCGGGAGCTGCTGTTTATGATTTATTTCAAGATTTAGCGGTTCCAGATTTATTTGTAGATGATGATTTAAGTTTACAATCAGATGGAGCGGTTCTTAATTTTGGAGCCGATAGTGATATTAGTTTAACACACGCAGCTGATACAAGTTTAACACTTGGAGGAGCAGGAGGCACTACGGGTTTAATAGTCAATAATACAGCCACGGATGGTGATCCTTTCATATCTTTTGCCCTAAGCGGTACTCAAACATTCACGATGGGTGTTGATGATGGTGCTAGTGATGTGTTTAAAGTAGGAAGTACAGCTATTGGCACGGATACAATGCTATCTATAGACTCTTCAAAAAATGTTGATATTGTTGGTCATAATGGTAGTGTTGGTTTAAAATTGGGTGGTACGCTTGTAACTGCCACGGCTGCTGAAATAAATGGGGCAGCCACAACAGGAAAAGCAATCGCAATGGCAATGGTATTTGGATAAGGAGATAAATAATGACAGCACCTAATATAGTAAATGTTGCAACAATTACAGCAAAAACAGATACACTTTTGCTTTCTGGCACAAGTGCAGTTCAATTGTTGGAAAATGCAGCATCGTCTGGTAAAGTAATAAAAGTAAATTCATTAGTAGTAGCAAATGTAGATGGTACAAGTGCAGCCACAATAACAGTGGGCATATATCCTCAAGATGATATTGGTGGAACTGCTGTTTTATTAGCTTCTACAATTTCAGTTCCTGCTGATGCTTCATTAGTCGTCATTGATAAAAACATGGGTTTATATTTAGAAGAAGATACTTCTATTGGAGTAACGGCAAGTGCAGCGAATGATCTAGCTTGTACGATTACATATGAGGAATTAAGCTAGAGGTTTTTAAATGGGTACTCGTAATAAAGGTGGTTACATTGGTGGCTTTGACCAACTGAGAGCACCTAATGCTCCCACTATAAGTGCTACAAAAGGAAGTGAAGAGGTTTCTGTAGCAATAACAGACCCTTCTAATACTGGTGGTGGTGAAGTCACAACCTATATTGCAACAGCTATAGCTAGTGGTGTCTCGACAGGAGCTTCTGGTGCATCAAGTCCAGTAACTATTACAGGTCTAACTAATGGCACAAGTTATTCAGTCACAGGTTCTGTGGCTAATGCTTATGGTGTAAGTCCTATTAGTGATGCTTCTTCTGTGACTCCTTCTGCAACTAGAGGAATTTTTTATCAAGGTACACAGGCAGCAGGTTCTGGAATTTCAGATGTAATCGATTACATTACTATTGAATCTACCGGGAATGCCACCGATTTTGGCGATGCCACAAAAGCAGATAGTGATAATGCAGGTCTAGCCTCTTCAACAAGAGGAGTAGTTGCAGGTGGTTATGCGACAAATGTTATAGAATATGTTACTATTTTGTCTACTGGCAATGGTACGGATTTCGGTGATTTAAGTGCGAACAGATTATATTTAGGTGCTTTTAATAATACTACAAGAGGAGTATTTACTGGAGGTTCAACAGGTAGTTCAAGTGGTCAAGTCGATATTATGGAATATATCACCATAGGTTCAACAGGTAATACAACCGATTTTGGAAATTTAAGTGTTGCTAGATACGGAGTATCAGGAACATCTTCTGGTACTAGAGGCATCACTTGTGGAGGCAGAGCCAGTAGTTCTTATAAAAATGAAATTGATTATGTCACTATAGCTTCTACTGGTAATGCCACTGACTTTGGAAATTTAACTCAAGCAAGGACTGATACAGGTTCAGTTTGCAGTGGGACAAGGGCAGTGACAGCAGGTGGAGACCCTGATGGTACAAGTCCTGTAAATGTTATGGATTATGTTACCATTGCTAGCACAGGAAATTCTACAGATTTCGGTGATTTAGCTGCTGCTATAAAAATGTTAGCAGGTTCAAATAGTGCAGCTAGAGGTTGTTTTGCAGGAGGAAGACCTGCTTCTGGATTTAGTAATGTAATTCAATACATTACCATAGCCAGCACCGGGAACACCACCGACTTCGGTGACCTAACGGTGGGAAGAGCACAATTGGCAGGGTTTTCAAATGGTAATGGAGGTCTTCAATAATGCCTAATTATTCTGGAGTTTGGGATTTAAGACAACAGGGTGTAGCTGTAAAAGGTGGTTTGTGGCAAGCCTTACCTGCTAGAGGATTGTTTGCAGGGGGTTATACTGGAAGTGGGACAAACGTAATCGATTTTGTTGTTATAGATACCACAGGTAACGCTACCGATTTTGGCGATTTAGCTAGTGCTTCTAGTAGTGGTGGAGCTTTTTCTTCTTCAACAAGAGGAGTCTTTGCAGGAGGTTATGACACCAGTAGGATGGATGAAATACAGTATGTTACTATAGCTACAGAAGGAAACGCTAGTGATTTTGGTGATTTAAGTGCAGGAAGGAATAATCTTGCAGGATTAAGCAATGCTACAAGAGGTGTTGTTGGTGGTGGTGTAAGTAACTCTACTGCTAATTTAGATATTATGGAGTATGTTACAATAGCTTCAACAGGTAACATGACTGACTTTGGAAATTTAACAGTAGCTAGATTTGGCGATGCATCTTTTCAATCTACAACAAGAGGAGTATGGGCAGGTGGTGAACCTTCAAGTGGAGGAGGGTCAAATGTTATCGACTATATTACCATATCTTCAGCAGGAAATGCAACTGACTTTGGTGACTTAGAGGCAATTCTTGCTGGCACTAGTGGTTTAAGCAATAACACCAGAGGAGTTGTCGGTTCAGGATGGAGAGGTAATGCTGCTTATACTAATGTTATGCAGTATGTTACGATTGCTTCAACAGGAAATACTACAGACTTCGGTGATTTAAATAACGCATATTGGTTCGGAGGAGGAGGAGCAGCAAATACTACTAGGGGATTATTTGCAGGGGGTGTTAATGATGGTGGTAGACTAAATGTTATCGACTATATTACCATATCTAGTACTGGCAATGCCACCGACTTCGGCGATTTAACTGTAACGAGGCAACAAATGTATGTAGGAATGGTTGGTGGTGCACATGGAGGATTATAGTGACTAGATACTTAGGTGGATTAATTACAGCAGATGAAACTCAGGTTATTCCTGCTGATAACTATGAAGGCACTTCTGCCCCCGGAGTATGGACGTTAGCTGAAGCTGAAATGTTAATAAAACAAAGTAAGTGGCCTACAGCGGGTAATACTATTACAAGAGCATTTTGGTTTGGTAGAACAACAGTTAATGTTTTTTACTCAGACATTACTACTCTAGGCAATACTACTGATTGGGGTTATAGCATGAGAACTGATCGTGCTAATTATAATACTGGCACTGCATCATCAGCTACTAGGGCAGTTCAATGTGGTTATGAATATGATCCTTCTCAAGCAAGGTCTAGTAACATTGAACAATTAAATCTTTCAAGTGCAGGAGCAGGTACAAATTTTGGTGATTTAAGTGTATCTGGTGCTCAAAGAAATATGGGTTGTGGTAATGCAACAAGAGGTATATTTACTCAAGGTTATAGTTATCCTTTTGCTTATTCAAATGTTATCGAATATGTTACTATAGCAAGTGCAGGGGATGGTACAGATTTTGGAGATTTAACTGTAGCAAGAGCGGTAGGTTCAGCATGTGCTTCTCCAACAAGAGGAGTATTTAATTCTGGGATGGGGTCTTCCACATACTTCGATACCATAGATTATGTAACCATAGCATCAGCAGGTAATGCAACCGACTTTGGGAATTTGGATACCGGTAAAAATGGTACGTCTAGTTGCTCAAGTTCAACAAGAGGTATAATTGCAGGCGGAGATCCTAGTCAGTCAAACACGATCCAATATATAACGATAGCATCAGCAGGAAACACTACTGACTTTGGAGATTTAACTAGTGGTGTACGTTATGGTGGTGCAGGTTGTTCAGAAACGAGGGGTTTATTTGCAGGTGAATTTACTGGAGGTGCTACTAATATGGATTATATAACGATAGCATCAGCAGGAAATGCTAGTGACTTTGGCGATTTAACCAACGCTGAAACAAATGGAGTTTCTTGTGCGTCTACCTCTCATGGAGGATTACAATAATTTTAAGGAGATAATAATGGCTTATAAAGTAATAAAATATAGATTAACAGCGGAAGGTACAATACCTACATTTTTAAAGTTTGGTGTACCTCAAGGAACAGGTGGAATGTACCCAGTTAAGGATAGCACAGCAAGTCCAAGAGATCATGTAATGCTTGGTATTGCTGATGATGGGGCAGATATATCTGGCTCCGAAGGTGAAATTGCAAGTAAAAATGACCTTACAACGTACCTCACAAGTGTAAGCAGTGGTAATAACTGGACGCAACTTGCATCGGATGGAAAAACATTAGAAGCTTTTGTGCCTGCAACTCATGCTACAAAAATATGGGATGATTTAACAACTCTGAATGGAGGTTAGTTTGCAAACTGATTTAGTTGTAAAAAATATAAAAAATTCTTTGGTGGAAATTAAGCCAGAGTACAAAACCATGTTGAACAATATAGAAAAAAATATGCCTATGGTTCAACAGGCATCTAGTAATTTTTATAAGTCGCATTCGCAGTTTATGGGGGTTACTTTGGATGTGACGGCTATTACACCTATTCGTTCTATTAAGCATACTTTAGCTGAAGTTGATAAAACAAAAAGTGCTTTGCAAGAAGCTCAAATTAGAATGCAAAAGAAATCTGTGGAACTCAAGATGAAGCAGAGGGATCTGCTTGAATGTCAAGATGATTTAGAAAGAGAAATGCTTGAAGTGGAAATCCTAGAAATACAAACACATTCTGTAAATTCTCAAAATTCTGTTCAAGCTGCCATAAGAAAACTTAATTTTTTTGTTAATCAATATAATTCTTTGTTAAAACATCTTGGGGTAGATGAAATAACAGAGGAAATGTATGAAAGAGAAGAAAATAGATATCATATAATGACAGCCATGAAGCAAGCTTTAACCAGTGCTAGACCTAGAGGTGGCATTATAGATGAAGGGAATATGATCTATATCTTTGACTTAGGTATCAGTGGTGCTCAAGCTCAAGCTGAAGTTTTTGCTTTTCTCCAAATGGAAAATGAAATGATGAAGAATGGCAAAGCACCGACACACGAAATGACTATGCGTTTTTTAGAATCTTGTGCCGATAAATGGGAAAAAGATCCCCAGAAGTTTGCAGAACGTAGAGGTTTTACTTTATTAGACAAACAATCTTTAACGAACACTAAGAAATTGGAAAACAGAAAGAAACATTAATGCCTTTAACAAAGTTACAGTTTAGACCAGGGATTAATAAAGAAGTTACTTCTTATTCTAATGAAGGGGGTTGGAATGATTGTGACAAAATTAGATTTAGATTTGGTTTCCCAGAGAAAATAGGAGGTTGGACTAAGATAGGTAGCAACTCGTTTCTTGGTACTTGCAGAGCATTACATCCTTGGCAGACTTTAGCACTTGAAAAATTTATGGGTCTAGGAACAAACAAAAAATATTATATAGAAGAAGGTCAGGCTTATTATGATATAACGCCTTTAAGATCTACAACAGCTGCCGGAGATGTAACTTTTGCCAGAAGTGGAACTACTTCTACTATAACAGTAACAGATACAAGTCATGGTGCAATTGCAGGTGACTTTGTTACATTTAGTGGAGCTGTTTCTTTAGGTGATGCTATTACCGCTAACATTTTAAATCAAGAATACGAAATTAATTCTGTAACAGATGCCAATACTTATACTATTTTAGCTAGAGAAGTTGCTACTTTGAATAGTATTACTGTAGATGGAACATACACTCCTACACAAGTAAATGCCACTTCATCTGACTCAGGTAATGGTGGTGGTTCTGTTGTAGGAAAATATCAAATTAGTCAAGGTTTGAATACAGGTGTTGGAGGAAATGGTTGGGGAGCAGGAACCTTTGGTCGATTAACGTGGGGTAGTGGAGCTACTATTACTACAACAGGTGTTTTACGTTTGTGGTCACACGATAACTTTGGAGAGGATTTGTTAATTAATGTTAGAAACGCAGGTATTTATTATTGGGATAAAACAAATGGACTTACCGCTAGGGCAGTAGAACTTAATTCATTAACTAATTCGGATCTCGCTCCAACCGTTGCCACACAAGTTTTAGTTTCTGACAGAGATAGACATATTATTGCTTTTGGGTGTGATCCAGAATCAGATATAGGAACACAAGATCCATTACTTATACGTTTTTCGAGTCAAGAATCTTTAACGGATTGGAGAACAACAGCAACAAATACTGCAGGTGAATTAAGGCTTGGTTCTGGATCTGAAATTGTTTGTGCAGTAGAGACTCGTCAGCAAGTTTTAGTTTATACTGACACTTCCCTTTATACGTTACAGTTTTTAGGACCACCTATTACATTTGGTGTTAATTTAATATCTGAAAATATTTCTATCCGTAGTCCTAAAGCATCCATTGCAATTGAAGATACTGTATTCTGGATGGGGATAAATGATTTTTACTTTTATAATGGTGCTGTGCAAAAACTTCCCTGCACTGTAAGGGATTACGTGTTTTCCGATTTAAATGTAGCACAGGCACAGAAAGTTTTTTCCGCAGCTAATGCAGGATTTTCAGAGGTATGGTGGTTTTACTGTTCCGCAAGTTCCGATGAGCTTGATAAATATGTAGTGTTTAACTATGAGCAAAAAGTATGGTATGTTGGATCTCTTGTCCGAACTGCTTGGATGGATCGTGGAGTAAGTGAATTACCAATAGCTGCAAGTACAGATGGCTATCTTTATAATCATGAGACAGGGGATGACGATGGAAGCACAAATCCCGTAAGTGCTATCTCTGCACATGTTGAATCAAGTCAAATAGATATAGGAGAGGGTGATAGGTTTAGTTTTATTAGCCGTATTATTCCGGATTTAACCTTTAGCTCTGCCAATGGAACGGCTGCAACTATGACGATTAAAACTAGGAATGCACCAGGTGGGAATTACCTTCAATCTAATTCGACAGAGATTACAAAATCAGCTTCGGTACCAGTAGAACAATTTACACAAGAGGCGAATATTCGGTTAAGAGGTAGGAGCTTTGCATTAAGGGTGGAATCTGACACTACAGGAGTGGGATGGAGATTGGGGTCACCCAGAATAGATATTAGACCAGATGGGAGAAGATAATGTCTAGAAACTTAGTATTACCTTTTTTTCCAATACCTCCTGGGCAGTATGATCAACAATATTTTGCCACACTAGTTCGTAACTTTGCTGTATATCTTGATCAAATACAGAACCCTGGTGAAGGTAGAGCTTCTAGTTTTGTACTTACTAATTTACAAACAGATGATTCTGGATTGGAAGACGGGGGATTGTTCGCTCACGATGGATTTGTTAAAATACCTTTAAGTAATAGACCTCATGTTAGAGGTTCTATTGGAACAGGAAACGTAGGATCGGTGACAGTAGTAGTTTAACTTTATAATAAGACTATAGTAATTTTAAACAATTTTTGTTATTATAGTTCAAAGGAGATGAGATGGCAAAAGAAACTGGAATATTAGAAACCATAGGAACAATCTTTGGACTTGTTACAGGGGGACCTGGAGGTGCCGCTGGAGGTGCTCTTATAGGTAGTCTCTTAGGAGGGAACAATCTTCAAGACGCTTTTAAAAGTGGGATTGGAACTTTGTTTAATACAAACCCCCAACTTAACCTAATGTCACAAATGATGAACATGGGTGGTGGTGGAGGAGGAGCAGGTTCGTCAAAAGGACAAATGAGTTTTGGAAATGTTCCTGTTGGGAGAGGACTGCCAGCAGCTAATGCAGGATCATCTTGGGCATCAAATCCTTTAGGTCAAGCATTAGGGATTCCGGGAGCCATGCAAGGTGGGGCAGCAGGATTGTTTAATACTATGATATCTCAACAAACAGGCAACCCAATGCAAGCTCTTATGGCGGGATTGCTTATGAATCAAATGACTAAGAATAAAAATCCTTGGTCTAAACTAGAACAACAGCAGTATGTTACGGGAGAAAGAAATCCAGATTATCAAGGAACTCCAGTTCCTGATTATAGATACACGCCAACCATGAGGGTCGCACAAGGAGGCTTGATCCGAGGTCCGGGAACCGGGAAAAGTGATTCAATACCCGCAACGATTTATCAGAATGGTGGACCGGTCCAAGAAGCTCGGCTCTCGGACGGAGAGTTTGTGATGACCGCTGATGCTGTACGAGGTGCAGGAGGAGGAGATAGAGCGAGAGGTGCTGCCCAGATGTATCGAATGATGAATCAGTTAGAAGGGAGAGCGTAATGGGTGAAGTCCAAAAAACTATGCAACTCCAACCGGAGTACATAGAAAACTATCTAAAAGATTTACTCTCAAATATTTATAACGTAGATCCCGATACAGGAGAAGTTACGGGTATTGCTGCTGAGTCTCCTTTGTATGGTCAACCACAGTTTGAATTAGATGCAGAAGGTAATCAAGTACTCGATGCAGATGGTAATCCTATTCCTATTTATCAACAAATACCAAAGCTAGATGCAGATGGTAATCCTATGCTAGATGCAGATGGTAATATGATTATGGAAGACGAGTTAGACCAGTATGGTAATCGTATTCAAGAAGTATTAGGTGGAGTGGCTCCTCCAGATATTATTGGAATGACAGATCCACAGATTCGAGCTTTAGAAATGATGGGTGGGAAGTATGATGAAGATGGTAATTATATAGAAGGTACTGGTGGTACGGGAGCATACCAAGAATATCTCGATAAATCTCAAGGGTTAATGGATCTTGGAAGATCTTACTTTGAGAAAGCTGGAGGTAAAGCTGTCTTTGATGCAGAGGGCAATCCTGTTTATCAGACAGATGCTGCAGGAAATACCATGTATGATGCAGATGGTAATCCAATGCAAATGATGAGTGGAGGATATGGGGATCCTTCTTCTTATAAACAATTCTATGATCCTTATGTTGAACAGGTTATTGACACAACACAGGCCGACATTCAAAGGGCAGGTGATATTGAAGGCATTGGACAAAGGGCACAGATGGTGGCATCAGGTGCGTTTGGCGGCTCCCGACAGGCGGTAACAGAACAGGAAGTTCAAAGAAATGTAGAAGCCCAAAAAGCTAAGACGGGTGGTGAACTTAGATCAAGAGCATTTGAGAACTCCATTAAGATGGGTCAGAATGCAGCGAACTTGTTTGGTAGTTTAGGACAAGGTATAGGCTCGTTAGCCACGCAACAAGGTGCATTAGGAGAGTCGGCACAAGGTGCATTGTTGAAAGATATTAATGCATTATTTAATACTGGTGCATTAGAACAGCAGCAACTTCAAGCACAGTACGATGCTGATCGAGCATCACAAATTGAAGAAGCCTATGAACCCTTTTCAAGATTTGGATTTATGAGAGATATTGTATCAGGTATTCCTAGTGGTGTTACTGGTTCTGCTGCTACATATACACCCAATCTAAATCCCATAGGAAATGTATTTAGTACTGCTGCTAATATTTATAAACCCACATTGGGTGAAAAGGCAAAAGGAAGTGGAGCGACATAATGCATAATAACGGTGGAATCACTATGGTTTTTATGAATAGTAATGATCGTGCTGCTCGGGATCAACTGAATAAAATAGGTGGGATCATGTCATCCTCTGAAGAGTTGATGAACATGGCAATGCCTATTGTAGAAAAGGTTATGGAACCATCTCCACAAGATCCACAAGAGTTTTGGGGTGGAGGAGCCGTAAGACTAGGGCAAGCGGCCCTTAATTATGTACCTAACCTTGCAAGCAATGTAATAGCAAAAGGTTTAAATCCTTTGCTTTCAAAAGTTAAGCCAGGTATGACTACTCCTAAAGATGGAATTTTTTCACCAAAATTTGAAAAGTTTATAGGAACTGAAAAATTTAGAAGGAGGAATAAACCAACCATTAAAGCTGATGGCACAGTTGATATTACTAAACCAGCACAAGCTTTTAAATCTGATATGTTAAAAAAGTTTGGTACTCTTACTGCAGCAAAACAAGCTTTAGATGATACTTTAAAAGATATAGAAGAAACTGACAAAAATGATGACAGTAAGGATAAAAAAGATACAAGAGACAAAATAGAGGACGTTACCGATAAAAGCATACAAGAAAATTATGAAACCAGTATTGGACCTGTTCCAAAAAACATGACAGTTGGTGAATTAACTACAGAATTTATGCGAGTAGCTAAGAACACAGCTATGGCTGATCCCGGTAGTTTTGCAGAAAGATTTGGTAAAGCTATTTTGTTAGGGTTATCAACCGAACTTGCTACTAAATATTCAAAAAGTACAAGGTCTGGTACTTCTCCTAGAGAAGATAGATCAGATGCTATAAGACAGTTTGCAGAAAAGTTACTTTCTACTAATCAGTTTGATAATGCATCTGACGCTATGGCTGAAGCAAAAAGATTGCTTAAACCTTTATATCCAGTAGGAGGAGGTACTCCTAGCGATACTACTTCTCCTCAACCTAAAAATGTAATTACTATGTATGATAGCACAGGTAAACCTTTTTATTCTACTGATGGCACTAACTACGTAGATGCAGATGGCAATCCTTACGTTCCACCAACAACTACGTAGAGGTATAACATATGGTTAAAACACCTCTGGGTCTTTCACCCACTCCACCTGAAGGGTTAAGTGCTAATCCACCTGAAGGTCTTTTCCCCACTCCACCTAAAGGTCTTTCACCCACTCCACCTCCAACGTCAGAGGGTGTTGTTCAAGAGTTTGCAGAGGGAGCAGCCTCTGGTGGAATAAAAATGATACAAGGTATTCTAGAAACAGCTGCTTTAGTTCCAGATTATTTTGGTGGTACAGATTACGCTTCAGATGTTACAGAATTTTGGGAAGAAATTAGAAACAAAGCGGGTATAGATCCAGAAGGAGTAGCGGGTGCGATAGGTGAAGTTGGTGTACAGTTTGTTTTACCTGGTTTAGCAGCAGCTAGACTTGTTGGTGCAGCTAGTAAGGCAGGAAGGTTAGGAACTTTTGCAAGACAATTAGGAGCAGCGGCAACTACAGATGCGGTGGTTGCTACCAACGATACAACTACACTAGGAGATTTTTTTGAAGGTGGTTGGACAGCCACGCAAGAGGACATTGGATTACAAGGAGATGAAGAAGCATCTAGAAGACTTTTAAATAAAGTAAAAGTTGGTTTTGAAGGTGGATTAGGACTTATCGCTGCACCTTTTGTAGCAAAAGGAATTGGAGCAGCGGCCTCTGAAGCTATTGATGCGGCAGGATATATTCCTGGTTTACCTCAAGCTGCCCGTGCCGTTAAGGCAGGAGGAGCAAAGATTGGTGACTATCTTAAAACAGTAGAAGATAAAGTTAGGTTTGATGAATCTAATGTTTTTGAAAATGCTCTTGGAAACACGTTAGGATATTTAAGATATAGAGGTGTTCTTCCTCAAGAAATAGGAGAATCTAAATCTTTAATAGAAGGATTTATTGAAGCAGAAGCTAAAGGTGCTAAACAAATTATAGATAGACTAGATAAAAACCTAACTAAAATTGTAGATCAAGGTCTTCAAGCCACAGATAGTGGTACTCCTTTAACTAGGAAAAATATGCTCAATACTATTGATAAGTATTTAACAACGGATGCTTTAGGAAAAGAGCAAGCTCTTAAATTTATTCCTAAAATATTGCACAATGACTTAAATTTAATGAGAGGACAAATTGATTCTCTTAGTAAAAAAATTATGGATAGCGATTTCATAAAGAAGAATGATTTTATTCCAGTAAAAGAAACTGAAAAAAGTTTAAAAGAAACTATACGCACGAACCTTGGTTCTTACATGCGTAAACGTTATCAAGTTTTTGAAGATGCTGATTACACTCCAAGTGAACAAGTTTTTGCAATAGCAAGAAGAGGTTTTAAAGGAGATAAAAAATCAGTAGAAGAAATTCTTAAAAGACCTATTGGAGATGGCCCAGTAACAGATGAGTTAGCTCAAGAAGCTGCCGATGCATTCTTACGTAAATATAAACGTCATAGAAAAAGAAGAAATGAATATATAGGTAGAACTCCAGAGTTTAAATTAAACCCGGGATTATTTGTAGATAGAAAGAACTTAACAAAGTATCAAGAAGCTTTGTTAGGGAGAGTTGATGACCCTTTAGAAAACTATGTATCTACAGTGGCAGATTTGGCAGAGTTTTCAGCTGTTGATAATTACTTTGGTAAGATAAGAAAACTTTCTGAAACAAATCCAGGTATAGCTAAACTGTTTAGATCTACAGAAGGAATGGACGATGCCGCCAAAGCTGATTTAGAAGAAGAAGGATACACTATTTTAGGTGGATCAAAAGGATCTAGTACAAGAAAAGGAGAAGCGGATGACATAAGAACCTCTGGTTGGGGTTCCTTAAATGGATACGCTGTGCCTAATCGTGTATATGAAGATTTAACAAGGATTGTTTTAGGTGATTTAGGTGTTATGAATCCCGCACGTTCTTTATATAGTGGGTTTTTAAAAGCTAAAGGTTTTGCTCAATATGGAAAAACAGTTTTATCCCCAGTAACACAGGTACGAAACGTATCAACTGCTGCTGCCTTTGCTATGATGCAAGGGAATATAGGTAGAGGAGCTAATCTTTTTGAATCAATGAGACTTGTTTATGATAACATTCTTAGTAAACCAAACTCATTAGAAGAACTTCAAAAGCTACAAAGACTAGGTGTTATTAATAGTCAAGCAGAATTAAAAGAACTTCAATCTTTAATTAAAAAAGGTATTGGATATACAGAAGAAACTACTATTGATGGATTGGCAACCACTAGAAAATTTGGATCTAAGATTACAGATAATCCTATAGGAAAATTTGTCAGAGGAGTAGGTACAAAAGCTGAAGACTTGTATCAAGGTGGTGATGACATATGGAAGATATATAACTTTGAGTTTGAAAAAAGTAAATTAGCTAACGCTTTAAACAAAATGTCATCTGAAGACAAAGCAGCTTTTATCCGAAAGAAAACAGGTGTTCCAATTAAGGAAGCAAAACCTAATTTTATAAATGAGTTTATTGATGATGAGGCTGCAAGAATTGTAAGAAACACAGTACCTAATTACAACCTTGCACCTGAAGCTATAAAGGCTTTAAGAAAACTTCCTGTTGGTAACTTTATAGCTTTTCCTTATGAAATTTTAAGAACAGGAATGAATACGGTAGCTCGAGGAATAGACGAACTTGCAGACGCTAATGTAGAGATACAAAAAATTGGATTAAGAAGATTAACAGGTGCTTTATCTACAACTACAATTTTGCCCGTTACATTAACTAAACTTGGGCAAGAACTTTCTGGTGTTTCACAGGAAGAAATGGACGCTTTACAAAGATCTGGTGTTCCTCCTTGGGAAAAAAATGCAAGGTTGATTCCTACTGGACGTAACGAAGATGGTACTCCAAGATACATTAACTTTAGTTATTCAAATCCTTATGACATAATAGAAAAAACAATTATTGCTGCATTAAATAAATTTGATGAAGGCCAAAGGCTTGGTAAACCGGGAGCACAAATCGTAACAGAGGCAGGGTTTGAATCTTTATCTGAATTGTTCGCTCCATTTACAGAAGAGTCTATTGCCGGTGCAAAACTGAGAGATGTTCTTGACCCTACTACGAATGTTCCAGTCCTTAAGTCATTAGCAAACGTTGCAGGTGGAAGAGGCGGTCGAACGGTAACCGGTGCTAAAGTGTATAGAGACACAGATAGTGCAGGTAGAAAAATTGCAAATAGTTTTAATCATATGATGGATGCTCTTATCCCAAGTATAGTTCCTGTGGATGTTAGAAGTGGTCAATTCCAAGCAAGTAGATTTGCTAGAGGATTAGTTAATTCTTTAGATTTAAATGAAGAACTTGGTATATCAAGAGTAGATACAAAAGGAATTGAAAGAGATCTAACAAAAGAACTTGCTAGAGCGTTTAGTGGAATTACAGAATCAGAAGGAACGTTGGATACAAGTTTAACTTTTAAAGGATATGAATTTACGTCTGGAAGAAGTAGTTCATCAAGTAAATTTAATAGAGAACTTGGAAGACCTAATACTACAAGGTCAGACTTACTTAATACTTTTATAGAAGCAAACGAAGATAGGTTTAGAGTTTACAATAAATTTTATAACGTATTACAGGACTACAAAAAACTAGGGTTTTCTAATTCAAAAATTAAAAGGCTATTTAAGGATGAAAACATTTCTGGATTTAAGGAATTGTTGCGAGGAAGATATGTTCCATTACCCTTTCCATCTACTGACAAAATTGGTGAGATGAGAAGAAACGGAACACTAGATTTATTACCAAGACAAGAAATTAGGTCTTATATAAAAGGTCAAAGAGATAGACAATTTGGAGTAATGTCAAATGAACCCACAACAAATGAACTAAGTCCACCCCCGGGGTTAACTCCAAATCCACCTCCGGGGTTAACTCCAAATCCACCTCAATCAAGTATCCCGGCTCCTGCTCCTGTTAACATGAACCTTGCATCAATGAACGTGCAACCGGGACCGGTCAATCCCAATTTACTAGGTAATAATCCTGCGAATATACAGCTGGCACAAAGGCTTGGCAGAGCCTAGTGTCTTGTCTCTACCTTGATTCCATTGCCACCAAGCATATGAATTAGATCATCGGCACAATGCTTAACGTCCTCAAGAGCATGAGGATTTTTATTAGCCGCTGCGATACTAAGACTTAATCCAATAAACTCCATAAGTGCTCTGACCTGTAAAGGATGCATCTCTTTTATTCCAACCGAATTAAAATCTTCTTCCATAAAATCCATTAATCTACTTCTCCCCAATTATTAGCGAGGACATCATCTACTTTAGATGGTACTTTTAATATATCGTTCAATCCATTCTCCATAATATTTTTTATTGTATCAGATTGTTCTTTACTTTGCACTGAAAAACATAGTTCATCATGCACTGTTAGCATAGGAACAAGGCCAGCTTTGTAACAATCTGACATGGCTTTTTTTGTTTGGTCTGCCGCCGAACCTTGAATAAGTTTATTCAAAGCCTTGTATGTAAAGGCTCTTCTAAGTGGTTGTCCATATTCTTTCATAGCATCTTCATAAGATAAAGGTCTATTATAACCAAAAGTTTTTGGTTCCCATAAATGAAAATGGCAACGTCTTCCTAACAAGGTGCGGATCACTCCAAAATCTGCAGCTTGCTTAGATGCTATGTTGGCTAAGTCCTTAACAAAAGGTACCTTAGATTTATGTGTCTCTAATATTTCTGACGCTTCCTCCATAGATACACCTAGTTGATTTGCTAACTTACCCTTACCCATTCCATACATAATACCAAGGTTTACCGTCTTTGCTTCTTTCCTACTGATGCCTGCAAAATCAGCTACCATCTGATGTAAATCCACATCTCCATTCTGATATTCTTCTACAATGTTATCTACCATCTCATGTTTTCTTTTGCCAAGACTCGCAGCGAAATGAACCAAGAGCCTTGGTTCTTGGCTCGAGTAATCGAAAGACCCCCACTTGGTTCCTTCTTCTGGAACAAAAAGTCCTCGTATCATTTTCTTAATGTCTGGATCTCGAGCAGGGATCTGCTGCAGATTAGGGTTAGATGAAGAGAACCTTCCGGTTACAGTGCCACCATCATCACTTCGTAGTTGGTGAAACTCTGCATGGATACGTCCTTTGTAGGCATGTTTTTTAATAGTCTTTATAAAAGTAGACCCGGCTTTATCAAACTCTCTTAGCTTAACAATGGTCTGACATACCTCATGAGGGTGATTCGATAAAAATTGCTTTGTAAAAGAAGGAGCACCAGCTTCTGTCTTTGGATATTGTAAATTAAGACTTTCAAATATTTCCTTAACTGACTCGCTTGCCCAGGGTTTGATATCAATACTCGTTTTTTTCTTTATCCAGGCTTTTAATTCTTTAACTTTCTTAGCCAAGGACGTTTCAATTTGATCTGCTTTATCTAAGTCAACGGGTACTCCATTAGTTTTCATATCCAACATGGTAGGTATAAGACTTGTTTCTAGTTTCCAAATGTTCCAGAGGTCCTGCTTATCAAGTTCCTGCTTTAGTCTTTCCCACAATTTCAAAGTCATCACGGCATCTTGTTCTGCGTATGCACCAACCTTAGAAGGTGGAAGAACATACATCTCTGCCTTTGGATCTATCCCCCAATCCTTCGCAGTAGCACGTAATAACTTTTCATCCTTACGCATGTTAATCCAATCCCGCCCAAGATTATCTAGGCTATATGACCATCGGTTCTCGTCCACTACTGCACCCGTTATCATAGTGTCGATTATCCTACCTTGCACCTCGATCCCTTCGGCTCGTAGCCAACCCAAATCATAGGTAGCATTGTGCATAATCTTATCAACATTAGGAGTTTTCATTTGTTCCTTAAACCAACGAAGCGTTATCTTTGGATCTAAGTTGTGTCCATTCTGGTGACGGATAGGAAAGTATCCATAATAATCTCCTGCCGCTACAGCTATTCCAACAATGAAACCTTCCTTCCTTGCCCATCCCGGACCTTGATCCTTGATATTAGGATCACATGTTTCCAAATCAACAGCGACTTGCCTATACTGTGTTAAGTCTGGGAAGACACAAGGTATATTCCAATCCTTATCAAGCACATCAATATCCATTCTTTCCATGAAAGATATGGTGCTTTTGTCCTTCCTATCCCTTACCATGATCCCCCCTAAATTCACCTGCTAATCCTGCATATCCACAAATATCAATCCAAGAATCCTCCTTATCCATATGAACTAACCGAGCGACCTTCATGCAAATCATACAAAGAACAACTTCTTTCACTGTTACTTCTTTACCCAAGACAACCGACCATAGATCAGCAATCCTTTTGTGGTTAACATAAGCATCACCATAATCTTTTGCTCGATCTCCATTGATGAGACTCTCCGCTTCCTTTAAAATATCTTCTCTCTTCATTGTATCTTCTCCTTTGGATCTACATGTCTTCCACATTCTCTGCATTGGTCTTTAGAATATTTTTCCCAATAGGTCTTCCATGTATATCCACAAGGACATTCATAGTTCAAAAGAAACTTAGGTTTCTGAACTCTACTTTTATTTTTTTTCATATTATGTACCTGTACTTTTTACTTGACTCAATTAAAAACAAATTTTGTTTCGCTCGGGTAACTGCTACGTAAAATACCCGATGTTCATCCTCCGGATGGTTGCCCTCCACACAAGATTGCGTTGACCCCATGTAGACAGCTACGTTGTCGTCCTCTCCTCCTTTCATGGCATGAATAGTAGACAATTTAATACGAGGTTCTCCATTAATAGAGTCGCCTCTTCGTTCAAGTGTGGCGATATACAATTTTTCATCATCACTCAACTTAACTATATCCTTTGCATCTCGCTCCAAAGGAGCAAGCATCCCAAAGTCTTTAACTAATTCCCAATAATCTACAGTAGCATCTGGTTCCAACATATCAAGTAAAGATGTTGACCCCCTTGCCACTACTGCATTCTGCTTTGTCTTTGGAACAGCTTTATAAAATCTTTTTATAGCATCAACCGATAAAGAATAACCAAGCTGCAGATCTTTCCACGTAGACATGGTATCTATGTGTTCCTTAGAAATAGCAGGCCTTCCTTTAATAGAATAAAAATATCCCAAGGATCTAAGTTCCTCTGCCATATCCTTAACAAAGCTATTCGTTCTCGCCATAATGGTCCATGAACCTTGGTCCAGGGGAAGATCACTTAATCTCCACACCCAACTAACCTTTCCCTCTTCTTCTCTAGGATAAAACTCTTTTTCTATCCTACCCGGAATGCGTTTAGAAATGCGTTCAGATAGCTCCCAGACACTACGTGGTAGGCGATAAGACTTGTTAAGTACCTTTATACTATTAGAAGAATCAGAGAACCTCCGAACGTTCACACCCGTCCACCTATGAATAGCTTGGTCATCATCTCCTGCAATAATAACTTGATCTGTATTCTGTGCCATCTTCTCAACCATCGTCCATTGCAATGGTGTTAAATCCTGTGCTTCATCAACAATCAAGAGATCAAGATAGGGAGGATCAACATCCTCTATATACTTGGCTATCATGTCAGAGAAGTCGAGTTTGTTGGCATTACTCTTATATATTACTAACTGTCTATCTATCTGATCTAACTTTTCAAAATGTAAGCTATAGTCCTTGGTTGCATTGTACTCCTTGTCAAGAGAAACCTCTCGGTACCTTGCTCTCATTATCATTTGTAGGTACTTGGCTCCCGAACCTCCAACCGTAGGAATAAGGATACCTTCATCTGGTGATGTTGAATCCGAACCATCAAAGTCAACCCCAAGCATTCTACTTAAAGATCTATAATCTTCTCTCCCCATTACATCACCCACATCTAAACCTAATCCATGAAACCCGGTAGCATGGAGCGTTCTAAAATGTGGGAAGTCATCCTTGGTTAATTTAAATTCGGAACATGCCCTATCTATAAACTCCCTGATAGCTTTCGTTGTGAAAGACACAACTCCAATACGAGAAGGACTAACACCATTGGCAATAGCATCCTTCACCTCTTGAATTAAAGAGTAAGTTTTTCCACAACCCGGTGGTCCTAGTATAAGTCTACTATTTTCTATCATCTTCTCTCTTCGTTGCATGCTTCTGAAACCAAGTTTCTACTTCTTCTCGCACCCATCTACTAGATTTTCTCTTTGTATCCGGGCCACCAAACTTAATTGGTTTTGGAAAACGTTCTTGATCCACCCATTTATAAATGGCTGACTCTGAAACAGAAAGCCACTCGGTTATCTCACCAATTTTCATTAGTGGTGAATTGCTCATGGGGGGATAACCGCTTGGACTAGAATGGTATTTCGTCATAATCAAATTCCTCTGTTTTTAATTCCACTTCCTCTCCTTTAAACTCTGGGACCCACCATACTCGAATGGTAGTTCTTTCCCCTGACTCTTTCCTTATACTCTTATGACCACTACAATCCTGGTCACTGTTGAATTTCTTCAGCTGCTCTTGAACCTGTGCCCTAGTAAAATTAGTAAACTTCCTATTGTTTAAAAACTCAACAAGTCCTGACATGGTAAACATGGTTAACCCTTCATCCGTCCAAGGCTTTCCATGTATCAATTCTTCAGGGTGCATGGCTCTTATTCTACTCGTACAATACTGCCTTAATAATTCTGAAAACTGACCCGAAACTTTTAGTTCTTCTGGAACTTCTAGCTTTGTCGAATCATTTAATAACTGCGATATAGTTTGATGCCATTTGTTTGGACGCATGGTTGGAGGCATCACCAGTATCTGTTCCATGCATGCCCGTTGAAACAACGTTTGATTTTGTAATTGTTCAGTAGATAGCTGAACTCTGTGTCCTGCTACATCTAAAAAATATAATCGAGGTTCCGATAACATAATGGTAAGGCTACCTATTGGCGGCATCTCGGCTCCTTGATCTCCCACTCCATACTTACGTGTCACGCAAAGTTGTTTGTCACAATAACTCTTAAATGGTTCTTGCTCACACGTATAAAAATATTCCTTCTTGTCTAAGGATTTCTGTAAGTTCATAACTTCCTTCGCATCTAGTGGAGTCGTAAACATCTGCCTATTCATTGTTTCAAATTGCTTGACCCAATCATCCGGTGTCTTCAATCGACAGTATACACCACACATAAATAACTTTTTATTTCGATCCTCGCTACTCGGACCATTAGCAAATAAATGTTCCAGGCATGGTGGTCCATCTGTAAAGTATTTCCTTTTTCCCGATACGGAAGTCTTCTCTAATTTGTCAAGAGATACCTTGCTCTTCTGTATAAATTGTACAAATGCCTCAAGTTCCATTGCTTCTCCTTTTTTGTCAAAACAATACCGTTGAGGTAAATCAGAATTAAAATAGGGGAGATTAATAAAGTTTCCTACATCCCCTCGCTCTGATAATATCTTATCTTGCTTTGGAAAAATCTCACATCCACTGTGCCCTATAGCCACTGCCATTTCCAATAAGTATTCTCTCACTACTGAGGCTTGTTCATAATGTGTAAGAAATAAAAATAAATGTGCTCCCCCGGATTTAGACCGGCAGTGTACCAAGGGTAGTTTTAAACTTTGGATTTTTTGCTGCAGTGTTTGATGATCTAAATCATATACATCCAGATCCAATGCCCCCCACTTACACTCGTTCTTCTCATTTATTGGGATAGCACCCACACCATTCTTTCCATCAAGGTGTGCCTGTATCTTTTCCTCGGTCAAAGGTTCACGCACGATACGACTATCGGCATCAGCCTTGCCATTCCTACCGATTCTGCCTACGACAGTAGTTCCATGTGCCACCCTCGATCCCTCGAAGGTGGCAAGTATGCTTTGTGCATGTGACATTTAGAATGGAATTTCGTCAGAGTCTTCTGTTGACTTAACATCCTGTGCCTGTTCTGGAGCTTCGGTTTTCACCTCACCCTTGGCACTCGACACATGCAGAGTCTTTGCTTGAGTAAACAAATCAGAATCCTGAATTAATCCAACCTTAGTAACGGAATAATTAAAGTAAGTCTGATTGTTCTTGTTGGTTTCCTCGACCGTAGTCATCTTCCAAATGTTCCCAAAGATAGGACACTTCGCAATCTTTTTTGTTTTTGGATGAGTGATTGTCTGTAAATTGATTTGAGTCTTCCATCTACGACTAATCTTGAGTCCTGTACTCTTCATATCTAGAACAGCTGGTGACCAACTTCCATCGTTAGACTTTACAAGAACAACATAGTGATCTGCTTTAACTACTTCGTTCCCATTTGGTAAAGTTTCAGTAGATCCTTCTCGAGTTGTTGTGGTAAGGACAGGATCACCCGGTGCAATCTCTCCCACAAATCCACCACCATCGTCAATAGGTACCCACTCGGTGTACTTGGTCTGAACGTAACATGGTATTACTTCAACACCTTCACCCCAATACTCATGAGTTAAGTTATTAAAGATATCACCCTGTCCACATCCTTCTATGAACTTTGCATCGGACTTCTTTATCTCTGGAGACATAGCTTGTGCGATACGAATGAAAGGCATTTGCATTTCATCACTACTGAAATCGGCTCCTGCACCTGCCATGTTAAAAATATCATCGACAAGTTCAACCGAAACTCCAGTTTGTTTTTGTTCTGCTACTGCGTTTGCCATTATGCTTTCCTCCCTATTGTAGCAACGTTACGAACATATCCACCTAACAAATCGAGATCTAAAGAGATACCTTTTTCAAGACCCTCTCTTATAAAACTCTTTAAAGTATTTCCATGTACAGTGGTTCTTTGTTTAGGATCAAACCCCTTCTCACGTAAGATATGTATAACATCTCCTACCAAGTTATCCTGACCCTTATCGAAAGACATGGAAACATCATTCTTTATAATGCCATCATGTCCATTCTCCCGAAGCCATGCAAAGGCAAGATCTTTGTTTGCTTCCGTAATCTTTGCATCAATCTTCTGTACAAGTTTTACTTCCACACCATTCCAAGTGCCTTTAGTCTGACCCATTTCTTCCATTAGAGCCGGGATACGCTCTGACTCAAGTTTATGTTTCATTTGATTCAGACGCTTCAACTCTCTTTCAACGTCTGCAATCTGATCATTTACTTCCTGGACTTGAGAAACCAGAGAACTAAGATCTTTACTGGTTTCAACATTAACATCTTTTAATGCACCAGCAACATCAAAGACTTCGTCAAATATTTCTTTTGACATATTAACTTTTACTGTATCTGTCATTTAAACCTCCATTGTTTTTTTGTTCAGATAAGGATTGACAAGTCATTTCGTCATCCGTATATATTGGTATATAGGAGGTATGTTATGACTGTCAAGTATAAATTTAAAACAAAACCATATGAGCATCAGCAAGTTGCTTTAGATAAAGCCTGGGGCAAAAAAGAATATGGTTATTTTATGGAAATGGGAACTGGTAAATCTAAAGTTCTTATCGATGAACTTGGTATGATGTTCCTCGAGGCAAAAGTAAATTTCGCTCTCATCATAGCACCAAAGGGAGTATACCGGAATTGGGTAGCTAAAGAAATCCCGGAGCACATGTCTCCAGAAGTACCTCATAGAGTGATTCGTTGGACAGCATCTCCAAGCAAGTCACAAGAAAAAGAGATGCGTTCTATTAAAGAATCTTTTTCCGGGTTAACTATCTTCGTTATGAACGTTGAATCTTTCTCCACGATTAAAGGAAAAAAAGCAGGGGAATGGTTGTCTGGTGCGTTTGGCAGCTTTGGTCTAATAGCCATTGACGAATCAACCACCATAAAAAACCACAAGGCCAAACGCTCTAAAAATTTAGTGAAGATTTCGCAAGGTTTCAAGTACAAAAGAATATTAACTGGATCACCTGTGACACGATCACCACTAGATATCTATCAGCAATGTGAGTTCCTTAGACCAGGATTATTAGGGCATGAATCATACTACAGTTTTCAAGGTAAGTATGCAGTTATAAATAGAAGATCAATGGGAGCACACTCCTTTCAACAAGTTGTAGGGTATAGGCAACTTGATTCTTTAACCTCGCTCCTTGATTTATATTCTTATCGTGTATTAAAAAAAGATTGTCTTGACTTACCGGATAAACTTTACACGGCTCGATATGTAACTCTTACGTTAGAACAATTAAAAATGTATGAAGATTTAAAGAGAAAAGCTATGCTTCTTCTTGACAATGGTGAATTGGTTACAGCCCCCGCCGTTATTACACAGATGTTGAGGTTGCAACAGGTTATGTCTGGTCATTTGAAAACAGATGATGGTGAAATGGTTTACTTCCCATCAAAAAGAATGGAGGCCCTAGAAGAAATACTACAAGAACATGATGGTAAAGCGATCATCTGGTCCAGATTCAGATACGATATTATACAAATCACTAAGGTTCTGAATGAAAAGTTTGGACCTGCTTCTGCTGCATCTTTTTTTGGTGACACACCAGATGAAAAAAGACAAAGAATTATTGAGAACTTTCAAAATCCAGATCATACAACAAGATTTTTTGTTGGTAATCCGGCTACTGCTGGATATGGTTTAACTTTAACTGAAGCTAACTTAGTTGTATACTATGCCAACGATTTTAATTTGGATACGAGAATGCAATCAGAAGATAGATGCCACAGAATAGGACAAAATAATCCTGTAACTTATGTTGACTTAATATCTGAAGGAACGATTGATGAACAGATTGTGAAGTCATTAAGAAATAAAATTAATTTAAGTGCAAAAGTATTAGGAGAGGAAGCGAGACAATGGCTAAGTTTAAAACCCAAGAACAATTCATAGAAGCAGTATGCGACTATAAAAAAGGTTGGACCAATTTAAAGAACGCATCCACTGCCATATCACAAATTAGTGGTTTATCACCAGAGATAGCAGAAACTTTTTTAAAATATATGAAACGTGACAACGTCACACAGATACGTGGTTACTCGAAGGAGCCAGAAAGATTATTGAAAGGTAAGAGGGGTAAATTTAACGAACTTAAAAGGAAATAAAATGAGAGTTAATAAATATAAAGGTAAAAGTAATTGTATAGCCTGTGGAACAGAGATGCTTTATAAACAAGCAGGGAAAAAATATTGTTCAACTTTATGCAGAGAATTATACAATAGGCCACAAAGTAGGAAGAAAATAACCTTACCTAGAATACCCTCTCATTTAATTATTGAAGAAAAAAGAATCAGGTGGGGATCTATATAAAAAAAATGGGAGGTAAATTATCTTTAACCTTTTACCCCCCGAGTTTGCGACTCCACAGGCTATGGAGTCTTGGGAGAAAACCATGATTTACAAGATGGTTTACAATGGTTCTATTTTATCACGGATCTCATCTTCTGTCACCTCTTTTTCACACATTTCTCCTTGGCAACAATCATCTATAACTTGATTACAGATAGAACATTGTATATGTCCATGAACATATAATGGTTCACTTTCGCTACCACATCTATAGCATAGCATCACTCTCTACCTCCACTTACTGATTTAAATAAATCCTTGGGTCGTGGAAGTGGAGCTTCCATAACATATTCAAAACTCTTCCAACATCCACCCTCAACATATTCATGTTTATGAAAATGCTTTGCGGCTTCCTCGCATTGTTGTTCCGTATCAAAAGAAAACACCGCTAGCATACTAAACAACATAATTTGTTTCATTTTTCTAGTGACCACTTGTCAAATTCATTTCGTATTATAACCGATAACTGTCTTGTCATGGTTCTTTGGTCTGCATCTGCTATCTTCTTTAGCATTGCATGATCTTCTGGAAGTAGTGCTACATTTTTAAATGGTTGCTCCACTTTTAAAGTACTTAAATTTAAAAACTTATCACTCATCTTATCTCCTTTGCGACTTTACAATATTCTTATATAAAAATTGTTTCTAAACGTCAAGTATCTTGAAAGATGGGTGCAATTACATCCGGGGCTACGACTCTCATGGCTCGGTACTTGATCTTATCTCTCTTGTCTGCGTAGTTTAGGAGTACATGTGCGTCAAACACATCTCCTGGTTGAACATCCATACGAGATACAATCCTCTCATTAAGGAAGACTTGATCCCCTTGTTCAGTAACTGCAAATCCACTACCAGTATCCGTCAAATACTCTACAAGTATCTGCTTAATCTGATCCTTTGGATTAGTATAAAAAGATACTGGTGGTTTTAAGTTCCCGTGTTCATCTAATTCATCTGTCATATGTTGACTCCTTTTTTCCTAAGTTTAATTACAAATTCTTTTAATTCTTTCCGTGCTTTCTTGGCATCATTGGAAAGGTCATGGTGTGTTGCATCGAGATAGCTTCTTTCCTGTAATGCATCCACTCGATTTCTCAAAAAGTTCAATTCATATTCTTCTGCCGGATTAATGCTCCTTATCTCGTCCTTCATAATGTGCATCCTTTATAATAGCTGCGATTATAATACCTAGATTATCTACCCTATTGGTAATAGCTTCATCAATAAGCCAATTAAATGTCTCTTTATCTACATACTTATAGATGTTTCCTTTTTTTAAATCGAACTTACTTAAAGAATAAGATTTAAATACGTTCATAATCTTGCCCTCGTTTTTTGTTTCTAACCTTCTGTTCTTCTTTCTTTTTATTTGGAATGACCCTGGATTTAAATCGAGGATCACTCCTAAGAACCTTGGCAACTGGATTAATTCTTTTTATCTTCATTACCACGTTTTCTTTCCCATATCTTAATGTTGTATTCACATACAGACCTCAGAGTTTGTATGATATCTTTGGCATCATCTGCTTCTCTATCCAGTTTATCCCAAAACTTAGACAAACTTTCTCTTAAAAAATCACAGTTGTTTTTCATTAGTAATCTCCTTAGTTCTAAAAAATCCTTTGTACTCTGGATGGTTGTGCATAAAGTACCGAGCATAGTAAGCACGATGGTTGTTGGATAACTTAAATTCCTCACCATAAGTTTCCACATCCGTGTGCCACCTAATGCGTTCAAAAACTGAATTGATTGAGTAATGCTCAAACCCTCGTTTGATAACTTCAAATGTGAAACGCTCGACAAGCTCATAAACATGAGGATTTTCATTGTGGTATATCCACCATTTTCTTTTAAGTGTCATTAATTCTCTCCTTTAAAATATTCATACCTTTTTCCGTAGGATAGAAACCATTGCTTGGTCTACCATTAGATGGAACAAAACAAGCAATGGGTTTACCAATCACAACTTTATGATAGTGCTCCAATTGGGCAAAGGTACTTCTCATATTTTGATACTCACCATACTCTTTTCCCTTTGCGTTCTCACTAAGTTCTCGACAACATTTTTCCGTTCTAAAAGCCTTGTGTTCTTTCATCAATTCCAAAACATTCCGGCAAGTAGGATCGATGCCTTTCTTCTTAGCTAAAAGAGTATACCCCAGAGTTAAAAATTGTTTCTTTGTTAAAGGAACTGTCATTCTAATTCCGCCTTAATCGCTAATCCAATTTGCATGGCAATTTGTGGAACAATGGCATTGCCTAGTCCTTTAAGTCTGTCCACCCTTTTGGGTATCCCATGAGCCACTCTACGAATGTTGGGTTCAGCGAACCAGATGCCTTCGTCTTCCCCAAGTCTTGATGATTGCCTAACATCTTTTGCATGTTTCCCGTTGGTTGCCCCGCGTGATGCTCGTTGGCTGTTGGTGTCGGCCACATCTTCTCTTGCGTTGGGTTGTCTCGCACTGCTTGATTGATCGTGTACTGTGCTGGATGACCACTTGGCCGTGTCTTTGTCCAAGTCGGTTGTGTTCCCCTTGCTCCCATGTTCGCATCTGGTGTCGGCCACATCTTCTCTTGTTCTTGAACTTTCGTTCCCAAGTTGTGACTCCTCTTCCCTTCCTTGATTGAAGGTGGTATCGAAGTTCCGTCCTTGTAATCCCTCGCTCGAGGTGTAGGCCACATGTGAACCGGATCTGGATCTTGTGCGTCCTTCACTGCTGAAATCAAGTTGATCTGATGGTTCTTCTCGATCAAATTCTCCTTGCTCCTCGGACCTCTGTTCCCATCCCAAGCATTTGGTGTAGGCCATAGTTTCATGGTCTGCTCGTCCACTTGCTCCCTCAGATTGCTTGGTTTCGATCTCCCCTTTCTGTGACCTTCTTGCATCTTCTTCGTTGCTTCCTCTGATCTTGGGGGTAGATGATCCATTGTGTTTGGTGTCGCCCACATCTCCTCGTACTGAACTTGCGAGTACAGATTGTGCTTCTTGGCTGCTTGAGTTCCCAATCTCTTCTCTACTGACTCGAAGCCTTCCTCTCCCCCTACACGAGGAGTCGCCCAAAGTTTCTCCATCCCCGTCTCTTGCACTTGTGCGTACAGACCTTGATGCCTCTTGGGATTTGGAGTTACGTTCTTCGAGTCGTCCACTAGTGGAGTCCTCCACATTTTTGCAGATGAGCCAGAGTCGATCTCTTCTATGGGGAGCATTTTTGGAACAAGCTGGAACAATAAACGTCCTTGTGGCGTAGCCTTCACTTTCCAAGTCAGCGAGCACTTTGTCGAGGCCCAAGGCAACGTGACCATAAACGTTTTCGAAAACGCACCAAGATGGTCTTTTGCATGTAACAATTCTAAAGATGTACGGCCAGATGTGGCGGTCATCTTTTTCGCCTTTCCTAAGTCCGGCGACTGAGAATGGTTGACATGGGTATCCTGCCGTGAGGATGTCGTGGTTGGGAACATTTCTTTCTGGGTCATTAGCTAACTCCTTTACATCTGTAGCTATAGGTATGTTTGGAAAATTTTTGTTAAGTATTTGTCTGCACCACTTCTCTGTGTCGCAGAACATAATAGTGTTAGATAGTTCAGCCCAAGAAAATCCCAAGCTAAAACCACCTATCCCACTACATAAATCTACATGTCTAAGTCTTGTCACTATAAACCTCCCATACTTCTAAAATTTCAGTATCAATAATATCCTGGTGACTAAAATTATAATCACAATCAGATATTATATCTTGTATATCTTGACCTTTCTTATGCACTATCTTCACAGTTACATAAGATATGTCATTGTCATTAATAGACATCTTCATCTCCCCAATTTTTTCTATCTTCTTGTTGGTTGTAACCTCGAGTGTAAGAAACAATCTCTTCTGGTGTCATGTCGCTTAGTTCAGTTCGAGATCCATAATAAGTACCCTCACTCCAATAGTGAGGGTCAAAAGGTCTGCCATAATATGCGTCTGCACTTCCCCTATCAAAAGGAAAGCCATGTCTTTTATTATCCATCTTCTCTCTCCATATAACCTATCGAACATTCTAATTCATGTTGGGCTTCCACTCCATCTCGAACCATCGTGCCAAAAACACTTGCTACTTGATCCAATGCTTGGTCATTCGTCATGCCCTCGTCCAATGAAGCATAAAATAAATCTTCACCTTCCATAAGTAATTCTTTTACTCTACCCATCATTTTTCTCCCTTTTTATTTTTAAAAAATTCTCTTAATTTTTTGACAACATACAAATCCATTTCATCAACTTCATCTACTGTAATATCTAAATGCTCTGCTATCATATGATCTAAATGAAAATTAATGGAAGATTCATTATCAGAATATTTTTTCTTTTTACTCATCATTAACCCCCACATCTACATCAAGATAACCACAAAACATGTCTGCCTCGTCACGATAAAACCATCTGACATATTCAATCTTATCTCCAGAATTTGCCATGATCCTTTCTAAAATAGGAGTAGGTGGTCCCCATGCAGTTAAAAAGTTTATGCGTAAAAACTCCTCTTCTTCATCTTCAAACTCAACATCGTAGGCATCCCATTTCGTTCCCCAATTCTTCCAACACCAATCATAATCCCACTTGCCATTTGGTAATGGATTAATTGCGTTGAACGTAAAGGGTAACTCATCTCCCTCTTGGTCTACACCTTTTACAAATTCAAGAAACTCGTCTGTCGCTGCTCGATCCTTGAAACTTATATACACTTCGTTTGTACAATGATTAGGCATTACCTTCTCCCTTCTCGTCCTCTCTTAATATAAATGGGCTTATATATCTCGTTTCTTTTTCATGATTTTGTACAAGATTTAACTTACGAATAAGTGTCCATTGCAGTTCTGATAAAGTTCTAAGATCAGATAAATGAAAATCAAATGTTTCACTTGCATTTTCTAACATGCTATCAAGTAAATGAATAAGCCTTAGTAGTTCTATTCGATCTTCCTTTAATAAGGTAATATCACCAGATAAATTATTTTTAGTTTTCATTATTCTCTCCCCTCTAATAATCTATATAAATCCATTTGAATATTCACTAAAGACATCTCGTCTTCTAACTTACGCAAATGCTCCTCTGCCTCTGCATAAGTGTCAAAGGTTTCGTGAGTGGGATCAATCTCCCACTCACCAATACCATTCTCACAAGGAACTATCCTCATGACGCTTTCCTAAAGTGAGCATCAATATCACTTTGAGGTAAAACATAATTCTTGCCATCAAACTCATTACGACATAACCAAGGTTTCGTTCTTGCCTTGTTTCGATAACCTACAATCTTAAATAAATACTTCCCTATTCTTGCCTCTTTATCAAAATCAATATGAGACATGTAAGGTTTAATGAACTCCAAAGACTTATCGTTCTCGCTCCTCGCACCTTCAATCGCAATACGACACTTGAAAGTAACAGAGTCACTATCAAAAGAAGCATTACCAAAGTCTAAGGTAATACCTAGTTCTTCTTTTAATATGTTAGAAAGTTTCTCGTTTAAAGATTCTCGCAACTTGGTACATGTTGCACGATCTATGCTAGTAATCTTTGTCATAATTTTCTCCTTGTTTAAATGTAATAATTAAAAGCAATATAACTAAGATAATTGTAGTTTACTTGAAAGTCAACCCCTTGTTTACATATTTACGCTATTTACAGTATTTTGTAGAAAAATAAAAAAAAAAAAAAATGAAGTGGTTTTGCTTGTAAATCTTGTAAACAACGTAAACACCCCCAATAAATCAAGGCTCAAACATGCCCTTGGGTGTTTACAATGGTTTACGTTGTTTACACTTTTTGTACCTAAAACCCTTAAAAGAGGTATCTTGAAAAAAATATTCTTTTGTAATAATATTGTAGATAATGAACAACTGAGGTTGCTATGAAAAATAAACTTACGAACAGACAAAGAACTTTTGCTCAAAAAATTGTTGAAGGAATCTATAGTAATGCAGAGTGTGCTAGGCTCTCTGGTTTTGCAGAAGAAAGAGCAAATGAATATGCTTCCAGACTTCTTAATGGAAGAGATTACCCTCACGTTCTCGAATACATAACAGAACTTCGAGAAGAAAAGGAAAGAAAGTATGGAGTCACTTTGATTGGACAACTTGAAAGGTTGCATAAACTTTCTCTTGGGGCTGAAGATGAAGGTCAATTTTCTGCAGCTATTAATGCTGAGAAGATTAGGTCTGCACTTGGTGGTCTTACTATTGATAGAAGAGAAACAACTCATAGTCTTGATCAATTATCCAGAGATGAAATTGTTGCAAGACTAGATGACCTACGAAAAAAATACCCCCAAGCATTTGTAATAGATGCAGAGTATAAGGATGTAACAGATGACAAAAGAAGCGAACTTGTGGCACCAGCTAAAGAAGAACTTACCCTCCAACACGATAGCAACGAGGATAGAAAATAGAACTGGTGGTGGTATTCCAGACGTTCATATTCTTTGGGATGGCCTACCTTTTTGGATGGAATTAAAAACAACAAAAAACAATAGCGTAAAAATCTCCCCTCAACAAATAGCGTGGAATTATTCATATTCCTTAAAAGGTGGGTTAAATTTCTTCTTGGTGAAGAGCCTCTCTTCAAAGAACCTTTTTTTATTTCGGGGGGATCAAGGTGCAAGACTCTTGGAACAAGGACTTTGCGACTTGTCTCCTTTTTACACTTTGCGACTTTGCGACTTTGCGTCTTTCTTTGCGGCTCTGCGACCTCTCGTTCTGGATCATTATTGCAGACAACTAATAAACTAGAACCAAGAACCAGTTTAGGTCCAAGGTCCAGAAATAAAAAACCCCGGTGCAAGCACCGGGGCCAAGGAAGAAACTTTTTAAGCATATGCTTTTTTAAACTCTGCGAGATCGGCTATTGCTTGGATGTATTGTCCTCGCTTGTATTTGTTGCCGGTAATGTTGGTTGCTAGTTCTAACATTTTTGTTCCACTAAGTCTTGAGTTTTTCATGCCAATCTGCATGAGTTTAAGATGTGAAATTAAAAACGTTGCTTGTATTTCAGGTCTACCTGGATTTTCTATTAACATAATTTTTTCTCCCTTTTTTATTGTTTGCTACTTGTACTGCATTGTTAAATACATATTCAAAGATTGATTCTTTGCTTTGCAGCTTGATATTGTTTTTTATGAATTTTCTTGATAATAATTCTTGTGTTATCTTTTTCATATTTTTTCCTTGTTATAATTAAAATTGTTAGTCACTTATTATATATCTAGTGCTCGACTATTGCAATAGATTTTGCAAGACTATTACCCTTGCATAATTTACAAGCTGTACATTGAACCCGTCGACCAGCCTCTTTTGATGCCGGACATAAGGCCTCGTTGTTTTTATCTAATTCGCCAAGGTCGGCAATAACTCGGAACGTTCTATTGCGTTGCTTCCATTGCATGGTTGCTTGTAAATAATTGTCGGCGGATTGCATCGCAATATCTGGTCGCCAGTTTGTTCGGTGTGTATAGGCCGTCCAAGTTTCCGCCTCACTTAATAGCTCATCCCAAACATAATTGGGTACGGCTCCGGGATCGCCATAGGTCCCGACTCTAACAAAACGATTACGACCTAATGCAGCCAATGAAGAAAAGGCCGGTTCATAATTTCCTTTAATGTAAGATTTATAAACGATGGTTGGTCCTTGTCCAAGGTTAACATAACACCGCCGGTTTTTTGCTTGCTTGCGTTCTGGCTCGTTGTTTGCCTCGCCTCGCATAATACAGTCACCACAAATAGAAAAGTCTGCACCGGTTTTGCTTGCTTCAAGTGGCGGTATACCATCAACCAAGATATACGTTTGCAAAACGTTACCGGTTTTTGTATTGGCTTTAGAATACATTGCAATTGCAACAATAGGCTCTTGGTCAATGACGCTTGGTCCTTGATAAATTATTCCAGATTGTTTCTGAATGTTAAACATCTTTGTCTTCCTTGTGATAGTTAACTTGTGGTTATATTGTATAATATTTTATATAGATTTACAAATTATTTTTTTACCTAGTTTTGTTTAGTCTTTGCAGCTTTGCGACTCGTTGCAGCTTTGCGACTCGTTGCGGCCTTGCGACTCGTTGCGGCCTTGCGACTCTATAACTCTATATAAAATATTATAAATAAAATGGGAGGTCTTTCGACCTCCCATTTTGGGTTAAGCATAAGCTTCTTTCCATTCGTCAGAAGCTTCGATTAATGAGCCATATGACAAGATCTCTTTGGCATATGTATCCCCCATTTCAAAACCTCCTCCTTGCATTAGTGGTGATGTAGCAGAAACAAACCAACGAGCGTATTGATCTTTCTTCTCGTTTTCTGGTTTCTTGTAGGTCTTTAATACTTTCCATATCCAACCTTGTGAGTTCGCATAAATTGCATATGGCTCACTTTCTTTTCTAGTTTTTCCAAATGGATTACTCATAATATATCCTTCCTTGTTAAATTATTGAGTAGCTAGATTGTAACACGAATACAATCTAGCTACAAGTTTTATCTTCTATAGTTTTCTACTTTCCTCCTTTCATTTTCTAGTACTGTTATTGCTACATTCAATGCGTTTTCTTTCCAGTCAAAGTAATTATTCTTGGTAACGTCTTGTCTTTCATTGATGTAAACTCTTAAAAACTTACATGCCTTGCGAGCAGCCCCATGATAAGTAGAAGCGTTTGGAAACTTCTCTTTGTCTACATGTTGGCCTTTAACAGTAATATAATAACGATCTTTATTAAGATAGGTCTTAAGCATCTTAATATATGCGTTGCCCATCTCGTCGTTAGGTATCAGACAGAACTGATACCTAGAATTTTTTCTTACTTCCTTACTCATTTGTGCAATCCTCCCTTGATTATCATCTCTTCAAAAAATGCTATAAAGTAGCTAGATTGTAACACGAATACAATCTAGCCACAAATGAATTATTTAAATGTGAAAATCTTTTTGGTAAATGCTTTTACTGTATATCCATCAACTTCTTGAGTTGTGATATTAGCAAAACCTTTTTTGACCATTTCTTCTTTAAAAACCTTCTCTGTTTTTTGAAGGTTTCTAATAAGTTCTTTTAAAAGTTTATGATTGTTCTTTGCTTCGTCAAGTTCAAGATCTGTATTTGAAAAGAACTTTTCTATTCTATTTGTATTTATCATAATGTAATCTTTCTTTGTTATGTTAAAATAATATATTTATTTTAATTATCTTTTTACAAATAGTCAACAACTAAAATACAATTTATTTATATTTATTTGTTCACGTTTTGTTCTCATGTTCTCTGAGTCTTAATGTTCACCTTTTGTTCCTTATGTTCTCTGAGTCTTAATGTTCACGTTTTGTTCCTTATGTTCCTTATGTTCTCATGTTCACGTTTTGTTCTTTGGGGGTTACTGAGCCATATGGAAAGCGTTCATGGGGTCAATGCAATAGGGGTACCCCCATATATTAGGGGGGGATTGAATCTACGAGCACCTTTTAGTACAGTTCCATAAATTCATTTGGGTATAATTTTAATGGGCAATCCACGCAAAGAAAAACTTCTAAAGATTATTCAAGAAGCGAGGACCCTTGTAGAAATTACAGAGAGAAAAAGGGAATACCAACGAATGTGGTACAAGAAGAACGCAGAGGTTCACAAAGCTCGAACAAGGGCAAACCGAAAGAGGAGGCATAAGGAGTGGATGACTTGGAAAGCCACTTTATCTTGTACGGAATGTGGATTTTCTCATCCTGCTGCTATTGACTTTCATCACATAAAGAAGGATCCTTCCAATAGGGCAGTAAATCAGTTAGTAAAAGATGGAAGGTATTCTGCCGCGACTGAAGAGATAGAAAAGAAGTGTATCCCTCTTTGTAGCAACTGTCATCGGATTCTTCATTGGAAGGAAATAAAGTAATTTTTTACCCTAAAAAAAATTTCAACTGTATTTTCATTTGGAAATGGCTTATACTTCTGCTAATTTGGGGATTTTTATCAGGAGCGTGGGGCGAGAATATGTCAAAACAGTTACGAATGCAGGCGAGAGGTATGGCAGAGAGGTATGGGGTAGACCCTATTATCTTTGAGAAAATGATAGAACAGGAGAGTAATTTTAATCCTAATGCCAAGAACAAGAAGTCTGGAGCTGTGGGTCTTGGTCAAATAACTAAACCAACGGGGATTCAACCGGGATATGGCGTAAAGCCTATTGAGGATCGGTATGATCCAATAGAGAATTTGAGATTTAGTGCTCAATATTTGAAAGCTATGGTTGATGAGTTTGGAGGATACCCTTTAGGGTTGGCAGCGTATAATGCTGGACCTGGCGTGATTAAAGGTGCGGGGAACAAGATTCCTAATTATCCTGAGACGCAAAGATATGTTCGTAATATTATGGTTGGTTATCAAGGTGGGCAGGTTGATCCAAGGCTTGCCGAGGCATCCAAGTTAGGTTTGGAGTCTACGGATGGAACCTCGGCTCCTCTTTCTCGCCCCTCGAACCTTGGTTCAGGTGGTGGAGGAATAGATGCGACAACGCAGAAGCAGATCAACCGGATGATTGAGGATTTATTTGGTGGAAGTAAAAGACCCATGCCTAGACCTCCTGCATTAATGGGTATAAAGGCTAAGGGTGATACGAGTCCTTTAAGCAAGATGGGTATTCCCGGTATAGGGAACATTGCCAAATATTCTGCCCCGGGTGGAGTAGCGAGTTTATATAATCAAGGTAAGAAGCAAACTAAAATATGATAGAATATAGGGAGGCTACGGATTCTGATTTTGGTAGGGTTTTAAAACTGGGAAGGTTAATGCATGAGGAGAGTAGTTACTCTCATTTAAAGTTTAGTGAGGATAGGCTTTTATATACTTTTAAAAATTACGTGGAAGATTTAAACAATATTATTTTTTTGGCGGTTGAAGAAGAGGAACCATTAGGTTTATATGCAGGATTTGTTTCAAAATATTTTTTTAGTGATGAGCTTGTTGCAAATGATGTTGCGTGGTATGTTATTCCTAAGAAAAGAGGAACGAGAGTGTCTTTAAGACTTTTGGATATGTTTGAATTATGGGCGATGGATCGAGGAGTTTCCGAAACGAGACTAGGATTCACGACTGATATAAGGGGCGAAACGTTTAATCGAATGATGAAGAAACTTGGTTATGATCAAGTTGGATATACGTATAGACTAAAAGGAGAGTAGTTATGGGTGCAGATTCTGGTGGCAGTAGTGGTGGCAGTAGCGATAAAGATAAAGATAAGAAAAAAGATACTACGCCTACGTTTGCTAATTTAAATGAAGCCGCAGCTGCAGGTTATCATGGTCAAGCTGTAAATATTGCGGGTAAAGGTCTACAGAAAGTAGAATTTGCTGATAAAGACTACGATGCACAAATGTCGAATGTAAGTGACACGGCTATAACTACAGACAAATCTAGTACATCTACCTCATCTGCATTTGATTGGACTCCTAATTTACAGCACACAAATTTTAGTGAAAACGTATCTATGTCTCTTGGGTTTACTGAGCCAACGGAGGGTTTTTACGCAGACCAGGTAATAACTACTTTTAATAACTTGGGGCCGGAAGCTGCTCAACAACGTGCCGATTATCTTAATCAATCTGGTTTATTGTCGCAAGGTTCTACTCTTATTAATGATACGATGGCTAATTTAAGTGGTGGTGGTACTGGATTTGTTCCTTTAGGTACAGGTAGTAGTCAAACAGGAAAAACTAAAACCACGGATAGTAAGTCTTTTGACCAAGCTTTTGGAGATGCTAGAGGAGCAGGTCAATCAACTTTTACTTGGAAAGGAAATCAATACACCACGGAACTTGCTCCTTCCACACCAAGTGGAGTAAGTGGTGATGATCCTTATTTAGACGCAAGTGGTGCTGCCACTGCTACTTATCCTAATTATGGTCCACCGGGTACTGGAAGTCCGGCAACTTTACCGGGTGGTGAAATTACACAAACATCTATACCTTTATCTCCGGAACAACAACGACAACAACAAGAACTATATGATTCGTCAGGTGGTCTATTTGGTTCTAACCAAGGATTAAGTGGTGATCCTTATTTAGACGCAAGTGGTGCTACTACTGCAAGTTATGGATCAACAACTAATTTTCCTACTTATGGTCCACCGGGTACTGAAACAACCATAGTTAACCCATCATATGACGCTTCGTTAGATTTGAATGGTGATGGAGCGATAACTCCTGCAGAACAATTGGCAACCTATAATATGTTTGGAGATGTGGTAGATGACTATCAAGGAGTTTCTGATGATGTTCTTGCTCAACAAGCCACACAAGCAGCGGGTACTTCTGGTCCTCCTACTACAAACTATGATGCTATAGACTCTTCAGCTTATCCAAGTGGTCAAGGTCCGGGGAACATTGGAGTTATGGATGATTATGGAACTGTAACTTTACCGGGTGGTGGGCAAACGGCTTCAACTTTATTTTACGACAGTCTGGGTAGTCCTTATATTGCAGGAACAACTATTCCATATGCTTCTCAAAATGCCGCGGATGGTGCGGATATTATGAGAAATCTAGGCCCCACTGTACCTACTGGAAATCAAATTGTACCTACTGGTGGTAGTGGAGTAGATACTTCTACTTTGGCAGGAATAGAAGCTGCAAGTGGTGTTACCCCAGATAAAGATCCAACTTTCTTTGATGATGTAAAAAGTGGGTTATCGATTTATGGTGATATATATAAATCTGCGGGAGGAGGTTTTTGGGATATGTTATCGAATACTCTGGAGGGGTCAGCTAAATATGGAGACATGTTTGCTAGTGCGTTGACTCCAACTAAAGGAGACAAGGTAACTGTTCTTTCAGACCTAGTTGGCAGTGGCGGTTATACAGGAGAGGATACAGGAGCATTAAAATTTTTACAAGATACGGCTCAAAATGTAAGAAGTTCTATGACTCCTGGAATGGAGGAAAGAATAGATCAAAATGCAACATTTCATCCAGACACTACATTAAAAGAACTACTTACTGGTCAAGCTAAAATGGTAGGTGGGGGTGGTATGTTTGATGACCCTCGAGCTTTAGTTGTGAAAGGTTTTGAAGATGCTTATGACACTGGAATAGACGTTTTATCAGGTTTAGGTTTAGGTAAAAAAGCGATACCAATTATTATGGCTGCATCAACTGGAGAAGCTTTTAATAGTGCTTCAGAAGGTGCCCAGAATGAGGTGTCAAAATTTGTAAGCGAAAATCCAGAAGTAATTCAAATGATAGCAGAGTCAAAACACGGAGGAGATAGAGGTGCTGCTGAACAAGAAATAAGAGGTGCTGCTGATCTAATAGCTGGAGCAGTTTCAGGACCTGTAGGTGGTTTAGGAGATACACTTCTTGCTAGTGGGGTAGGAAAGATAGCAACTGCAACAGGATTAAGTAATCTTCCCAAGGCTGTAAAAGTACCAGCAGGAGGAATGTTTGCTGGTTGGACTGGTGGTGTAACTGAATATGGTGAAAAAGTAGGTGAAAATCTTGCGGCTAATCGTGCGTTGGGTATTCCAATTACCGTTGCTAATTTAACAAAGGGAGCTGCCGCACAAGGAGGACAAGGAGTGTTAGGACAAGGCACCAGTGGTAGTGTGTCAACAGGAGTAGCATCAGTTTTACCTACATCAATAGGTAATCAAGTTACGATTTCTCCTAATTTTCCTAACTATGGTCCACCGGGTGGAATCACAAATATTATTCCTCCTTCTGGTGATCCGGGAGCATTTACCACTTCTGACAATACAACTACACCTATTGTAGATTTAGGAACGGCAGGTACAGCGGCTCAAGCACCTCCAACTCTTTTACAAACTGGTGGTCCAGGAACGTTTCCTGTAGCACCTAATACAGCTAGTACTCAAGAAATGATAATAGCGGATGCTGCGATTGGAAGTATTATTGAAAATAGTGTTGATGCAGATGGAAATGTAGTGTTATCAGGTGAAACAGTAAACCAACTTAAAGCTATTTCAGACCAAACTGGAATAACGGCACAACAAATTGAAAATATAATAAGAACTAAAGGTTTTACTGTAGATTTAACTACTCCAATAGAAACGGATCAAGCGGCAGTGGCACAAACAATATCAAACATTATTGCTGGATCTCCTACGGATCAAGCGTCTGGTCTTAAGGTTCCTTCCGCAGAAGAAACGGCGGGGATAGCAACACTAGCGAATAATGTGGGGATGTCTAAAAACGAGCTTGATAATATTGTAGCAAATAATAATGGTGCTCCATATATAAGTGCAGTTGCCGCTGATGTTGATGCAGCTGCAAATCAAGGACTAGATGAATCAGGACTAGAGATACCTGCTGCTGAAGTTTATAAAACCAAGGACATAGGAGTTACAGACGATGTTTTCTTTAGAGGAGAAGATAGTGGTAGATCTCTAGAAGGATTTGATGCTGATACTTCTTTCACCGATCCAATTGATGGCAGCATCATTCTAGATGAAAAAGGAGATGGCATCTATATGACAAAATCTCCAGACTATGCTTCAACGTTTGCTAATGCTAGAGGAGCAGGCAATCCTATGGTTTATAAAATTCGTTTAAAAGAAGGAACTAAACTTTTTGATTATCAAAGTGAAAATGATTTAAAAGTAGCTGAAGATTTTTACAATAAGAATAAAAAGAAAATAGATAATTCTTATTATAACCAGGAAAAAACTTTCATGGAAGATATAAAGATAGGTGATTATAACGCTTTTGAAAATCCTTTTGGAGAGAAAGCTCCTGGTGCCAAATCAGAAAATTTTCAGGCATATTTACAAGAACAAGGTTATGATGGTCATAAAACAGGTGATACTTCTCCTGGTTCCAAAAAAGAGTTTGGTAATGTTAAAGTATATAGTGGAGATAGTCTTGTATCAGCTTTTGATTCTTCTTTACAACAACAACAACAATTTGCCACAGCTGGAACAGACCCAGCAGGTATAGCTTCAGTAGATCCTAATGCAGACACCACAGTAGACTTTACAGTAGATCCTAATGCAGACACCACAGTAAATGTAGATGCAGCTGTAGATGCAGCTGTAGATCCTAATGTAGACGTTACTACTGGAGTTACTACTGACGTTACTACTGACGTTAACCCTGGAGTTACTACTGACGTTACTACTGACGTTAACCCTGAAACTGAAACCTCTACAATGATCACAACAGATCAACCTTTTGAAGAAGACGAAGACGAAATAATCGTAGAAACGACAGAGGAGGAAGATGAGGTTACTACAGATCCACCGCCTTCAGTTCCACCGGGAACGTATGATGAAACTCCTCCTGTTGGTCCAATTGTTCCTCCAGAATCTTCCACAGATGAAAATGGCGATCCTGTGTATAGTTGTCCAGAGGGATATAAACTTGTAAAAGGTGCGGATGGTATGCAATGTTTTAGAACAACTACAGAACAACGTATGAGAAAGGGTATAGGAACGAGAGCTTATACTCGAGTTAATCCTAGCCGTTATAGAAGAGGCCAAAGATCTGTAGATCTTCAAAAAACAGAATCGACACCGGTGATAGTTGAGACATGAACTTACAAACGCTTCCAGAAGAAGCCTTAAAAGAAATATTAGCTCTTACGGAGGCGAAAAAAAGACTTGACATAAGAGAAGAGGCTCAAGACTTTTTCATGCCTTTTGCCCATCATGTTTATGAAAACTTTATTGAAGGTAAGCATCACAGAATAATTGCAGAAAAACTTGAAAAGGTAGCGAGGGGCGAGTTAAAAAGATTAATAATTAACATGCCACCTCGACATTCTAAGTCAGAGTTTGCAAGTTACTTGATGCCTGCTTGGTTTTTGGGTCGTAACCCCAAGTTAAAAATTATTCAAGCAACTCACAACACGGAACTCGCTGTACGTTTTGGTAGAAAAGTTAGAGATCTAATTGCTGATCCACAATATAAGGACATTTTTCCTTCAACATCCTTGAAAGAAGACAACAAAAGTGCTGGTAAGTGGCAAACCGACAAGGGAGGGGAGTACTTTGCTGCGGGTGTAGGTGCTGCGGTTACTGGTCGTGGTGCTGATTTGTTTGTAATTGATGATCCCCACAGTGAACAAGACGCTTTAAGTGAGTCTGCATTCGATCATGCTTATGAATGGTACACTTCTGGTCCTCGTCAACGTCTTCAACCGGGTGGATCTATCATTATTGTTATGACAAGGTGGGGGAAAAAAGACTTGACAGGGCGATTATTGGCGGCTCAAGGGTCTGATGTGATGGCAGACAAGTGGGATGTGGTAGAATTTCCTGCAATTTTGCCCTCAGATAAACCTTTATGGCCTGAGTTTTGGGATAAGCAAGCATTATTGGGGATAAAGGCTTCTTTACCTGTAGCAAAGTGGTCGGCACAATGGCAACAACAGCCAACACACGCAGAAGCTGCGATTGTCAAGAAAGAATGGTGGAAAATGTGGGAAAAAGAGGAGATTCCCCCCTGTAAATACATACTTCAAGCCTATGATACAGCGTTTTCCAAGAAGGAAACGGCAGATTATTCTGCAATTACGACATGGGGAATTTTTAATCCAGAAGAAGGTGGTCCCGATCACATAGTTTTACTGGATGCACAGCGTGGTAGGTGGAACTTTCCAGAATTAAAGGAAAAAGCCTATATGGAACATGAGTATTGGGAGCCTGACATGGTATTAATCGAGGCAAAAGCTACGGGTACACCTCTTATAGATGAGCTTAGATTACGTGGTATTCCTGCTTTGGGGTTTTCTCCGGGCAAAGGAAATGATAAGGTAACAAGAATGCACATGGTTGCACCTTTATTTGAAGCGGGTGTAGTTTGGGCACCAAGTGACAAGAAATTTGCTGATGAAGTAATTGAAGAGGTTGTTTCATTTCCCAATGGGGATTATGATGACTTTTGTGATAGTATGACGTTAGCTTTAATGCGTTTTCGGCAAGGTGGATTTGTTTCACTTGAAGGAGAGCAAGAAGAAGAGTATAGTTATCGCAGGAAGCGGGAGTATTACTAGTGGCGAAAAGTTTTTCACAAGCATTTAAGGAAGCTAGAGAGGAGGGTCTTTCTCAATTTATATGGGAGGGTACTCCTTATACCACAGAGTTGGAAGATAAAACAAGTTCTACACAAGAAGAATCTAACTTAAACGAAATAGAACGTTTAAGAAAAGCTATGCAAGACTATAAAGACAATTATGCAAATAGGGGTATAGCAGATGTTGAGTATAGAGCCGATTTAGATCCTTTTATTAGTGGTTCTCCTATAAGTTTACTTGGGTTTGATGAGATTAATAGGGAAACAGGCGGGGATATAGGTCAACGTATGAAAGTTATTTTAGGTGAAGATGATCCAAACAATATTATCTTTTATGAAGGTACGCCAGACGAGGTTGATATGTATGGATCAACAGCATTAGGTTTTTATTCTCCAGATAAAGATGAAAGATATTTTGGTAAGAAATCTGGGCCTGGAATACCAGGTGGTGCTTATGCATCTACTCATTATGGAGATCCCTTAGTAACAATGGCAGAAGAACTTGGTCATAAAGGCATGAGAGTTCTCGAGCAAGAGGATCGCATTCCTGAATATCCTTTACATCTTGAAGAAGACATGATGAAAGTATTTGAAGGCAGAACACGAGCAAACATCCCTGCGGATGATTATTACACACAAAGAGGACTTAATAAAAGACTTCTTGATTGGATTGATGATAATTCTTTAGCTGAATTACGAAAAAGAGGAAGACCCTCAACGATAAAAAACAAAGTAGAACAACTTCCAGAAGAAAGTATTGTTGATATGGTTATAAGATGGTTTAAAGGAGAAGAAAAACCTGCTCAAAAAAGACAAGAATTGTATAGATATTCAAACGGTGGTATTGTCTCCTTGATAGGAAAGGATTGAAACGATGGCTATAGAACCTAGAATAAAACCTGAAGACATGATGGGAGGGCCTGCTTCGGTAGATGTATCGGTTCCTCAACCTCAAAGTTTTGAGGGAGGTGCGGAGGTTCTTGAAGGACTACAAGGTGGTGCAATTGTTCAATCTTTAGCTAACGCTATGGCTACTCAACAACAAGAACCACAAATACCTCATAACGCAAATTTAGCGGAGCTTATAGATGAGGGATACAGAGGAGAGATATCTACTGATCTAACGGCTTCTTATCAAGAAGATTTAGAATCAAGGTCCGAGTGGGAAGAAACGTATACCAAAGGATTAGACCAATTAGGAATAAAGCATGAGGAGAGGTCAACTCCATTTGAAGGGGCATCTGGGGTTACGCACCCATTGATTGCAGAAAGTGTAACTCAGTTTCAAGCACAAGCTTATAAAGAACTTCTTCCTTCTGGTGGTCCTGTTCAGACACAAGTACTTGGATTACAGGATGCTTCGAGAGAGGAGCAAGCTGCCCGAGTTAAAGACTTTATGAATTATCAGATTATGGAAGTCATGGAGGAATTTGATCCTGATATGGATCAGTTATTATTTTATCTTCCATTATCCGGCTCGACTTTTAAGAAGGTTTACTTTGATGACACAAGGCAAAGAGCCGTTTCCAAATTTGTTCCGGCACAGGATTTAGTAGTTTCTTATGCTTCTTCCGATTTACAAACTGCTGCTAGAGTTACTCATGTTCTTCGTATGGATGCCAATGAAGTTCGTAAGATGCAGGTTGCAGGAGTTTACCGGGATATAGATATTATTAAGTATGACGAGACAGAGAATGAAGTTCGTAAAAAAGTTGACGAGATACAAGGAACATCCAAGACATATACAGATGATATATACACCATATTAGAAATGCACGTTGATTTGGATCTGGAAGGGTTTGAAGATATGTCTCCTACTGGAGAACCAACGGGTATTGCTTTACCTTATATTGTAACGATAGATGAGGGTTCTGGAGAAGTTTTAGGGATAAGAAGAAACTTCGATGAAGGGACAGGATTGTCCAAAAAGACTCAATACTTTGTGCATTACAGATTTATGCCAGGTTTAGGGTTCTATGGATTTGGACTCATTCACATGATTGGAGGTCTTGGACGAGCAGCAACAAGTATACTGCGTCAGCTAATTGATGCAGGTACTTTGGCAAATTTGCCTGCCGGTTTCAAGGCCAGGGGCGTAAGGGTACGAAACGATGATGAACCTTTACAACCGGGTGAGTGGCGGGATATCGATGCACCGGGAGGAGATATAAAAAGTTCTATCATTCCTCTTCCTTATAAAGAACCTTCGGGAACTTTGACGCAATTACTGGGGTCTTTGATTGAAGGTGGTAGAAGGTTTGTTTCTCTTGCTGATCAAACTACGTCAGACATGAACGCAAGTGCACCTGTGGGTACAACTGTAGCTATGCTTGAGCGTGGCATGAAGGTTATGTCTGCTATTCATAAACGTTTACATTATTCACAAAAAACAGAGTTTAGAATCCTAGCTAGGATCTTTAAAGAAAATCTGCCTCCCGAGTATCCTTATGAGGTAGCTGGTGCAGAACGCACTATTAAGGCAGAAGATTTTGATGATCGTATAGATGTAGTTCCAGTAAGTGATCCAAATATATTCTCAATGGCTCAAAGGGTGACCTTGGCTCAAACACAACTTCAACTAGCACAATCTAACCCTCAAATACATAACCTACATGCTGCGTATCGTAGAATGTATCAGGCTCTAGAAGTTCAGAATATTGATGAGGTACTCCCTCCCCCTCCTCAACCTGAACCTTTGGATCCAGCCATTGAGAATGCTAGAGCTTTAATGAGCGAAGTATTAACTACTTTTCCAGAACAAGACCATGATGTTCATATTCGTATGCACTTGATGTTTATGAAGACACCTTTAGTTATGACTTCTCCACAGGTTATGGGTATTTTTTATGCACATATTATGGAGCATGTCTCACAGAAAGCTCGTAAGATGGTAATGCAGGAGCTTGAAGGATTGATTGATATGGCGAATGAAAGCACTGCCGATCCACAATTAGTACAGCCAAATGTTCAGAAACTTCAGATGCAAATGCAAGATCCAGAACAGATTGAGAAACTAATAACTATTCAGGAAGAAAAGATCCTTGAACAGATTATGCCTGAACTTATGCCTCCACCAAATGATCCAATGTCTGATCCATTAGTTCAAATTAGGATGAAAGAATTAGCTGTGAAGGAACAAGATTTAGTTCGTAAGCAACAAGAAGATCAAGCTGATATAGGAATGGATATGGCTCGAATACAACAACGTGCAGTTTCCGATGCAGCTAGAATAGAGAGTCAAGAAGAAATAGCTCAAAATAGAAATGAAGTTAATCGAGAAAGGATTGATGTTCAAAGACAAGCTATGCAAAGAAGAAATTAACTTTAAGATATGAAAGAAGAAGAAGCGAAGACAGAAGAGGATTTTCAAGATCAAGACAAGGCAGCTTTAAGAAGACAACTTGCCCAACTTAGAATGGCAAGGTATACATTAATGTCTATGGGACTTTTTACTGCATCAATGTTTTTTGTGTCTGTTGAACGAGTAAATGCTTTGTCAGATATTTCAAATTTATTTTATCTCTCCGGAAGTGGTATTGTTGCAGCTTACATGGGGTTTAATTCAAAAAGATTTTAAGAGAAAAGGAGAAGTTAAATGATTAGTAGAATTATTACTTTTTTTTCAGAACGTGGTGAAGGAACCAAGTGGGATCTTGACTATGGAAAATTAATTATTATTGCATTATGTGTCTACATTGCGTTTATTAAAGACTAATATATGCTGGATCCCGCTAGTATATCAGCGGCGGTGGCTCTTAGTAGTACTGCGTTTAATTCTTTAAAGAAAGCGTTTGCTGTTGGTCGTGACATAGAAAGCATGGGGAATGATCTTTCCCGGTGGATGAAGGCTAATTCCGATATAGATGAAGCGGTAAAGTCAACTAAGAAGCCACCCTTTTATAAAAAATTCTTGAGTGGTAGTTCCGTAGAACAAGCAGCTGTTCAAAGTGTTATAGCTAAGAAGACGCTTGAGAAACAGCGATATGAACTTCAAAATTATATTCAATTCACCTTTGGGGTTAAAGCCTGGGATGATTTAATAAGGATGGAAGGAAAGATCCGTAAGGAAAGGCAAGAGGCGATCTATAAGAAAGAGCAATTAAAGCAGCAGATTCTTGAGTATTTTTTTATTGCTTTGTTGATACTTACTGTATTTGGGTTTATACTATTTCTTTTCTGGTTAAAGAAGCAGCAACACGACTATAGGTAGGCGATGCAAATTGAGACTTTTATATTTTTATTAATTATTGTATGTGCATGGTATTGGGCGAATATATTTCCTCCAAAATGGCTATTCATTAAATAAAATTGGAGAGTGTGATATTCCTGCAACAATTATAGATAGATATAAGATTTTCCCTCGAATAATGATGGGGGTTGTAACGTTGTTAACTTATCAAGCTGTGCATTGGTTTATGACTATTCCTCATGACCAAGTTAATATGTATAACACATCTTTAGTGTCTGTTTGCATGGGAGCATTGACGGGATCATTTGGCATGTGGTTAAATAAAGAAACTAAAACAGATAGGGGAAATTAGGAATGAGTTTACTGTCTTCCTTGGTGGGGCCTGCTACAGATCTTTTAGATAAGGTAATACCTGATCAAGATTTAAAACGTAAGCTCTCTCACGAGATAGCTACGATGGCAGACAAACATGCCCAGGAAGCGTTACTCGCTCAGTTGGAAATAAATAAAGCGGAAGCAGCTTCAGGAAGTTTGTTTAAGGGAGGCTGGAGGCCAGCTGTAGGATGGATCTGTGCGATAGCTTTCGCATATCACTTTGTATTACAGCCATTAATTATTTTTGTGGTTGCAATTGTTGGAGTGGATATACCAGACCTACCAAAATTTAACATGAATACGCTCCTCACGGTTTTGGGCGGATTACTTGGAATCGGAGGATTACGGACGTATGAGAAACAGAAGGGACTTACGAAATAATGTCACATATAAAAGATATTACAATTTGTTTAATGGGAGTATCTCTAATGGTACTACTTGGATTAATCGTCTATGATGAGTTTTCTATGGCAAATCTTCATGGTGGAAAGTTAGATCAATCAGTCATAGAGCTACTTCAAATGGCTATTACAGGTATCGTTGGAATCGTAGCCGGTTGGGTGTCAGCGAAGAATGGAAAATGTAAGTGTGGTGAATAAATGGAAACTTGGCAATTAATACTTGTGAGTGCCGTTTGCTTGAATACCTTAGTAAATTGCATTCGTCTTGCAATCAAACTAAGGGAAACAAGATAGATCATGGCAAAAGAAAATTTTGATAAGTGTTTGAAAATGCTTTTAAAACACGAAGGCGGCTTCGTAAATCACCCAAAAGATCCAGGAGGTATGACTAATTTGGGGGTAACCAAGGCTGTCTATGATAAATGGATTGGTAGAGAATCGACAGAAGCGGAGATGAGAGCCTTGACACAGGACGATGTTGCTCCCATTTATAAAAAGAACTACTGGGATAAGGTTAAAGGAGATAACCTTCCAAGTGGAACCGATTGGAGTTGTTTTGATTGGTGTGTTAATTCTGGTAGTGGAAGACCGGCGAAAGCAATCCAACGTATTTGTGGGGTTACACAAGATGGTTCTATTGGCCCAATGACTTTAAAGGCTATAGCAAGTCAAGATCAAAAAGTTCTTGTTCAAAAGATGTATGAACAGAGACAAGCGTTTTATGAAAATTTAAAGACGTTTTCAACTTTTGGTCGTGGCTGGACCCGCCGCAATAAGGAAACAAAAGAAACAGCCTTGGAGATGGTTTGAGTGGGAGGTTTATGGATACCTTTAATATTAGTATGTTCTGCCCCTTATGTAGAGTCCTGTAATATTATTACAGGACTTGAACTTTTAGAAACTAAGGAAGAATGTTTTGAAGAGGCAAATGATAAAGCTCTTTTTTTGTTAAAGAATCCAGCTATTTATCAAGCAAGACCGGCTTGCCAAATCATTCCAGATAAGATAAAAGTAAACAAAATTGATATATAATTGAAAGATAAATGTATGGATGTTGTTGACTTCTCGAAATATTTATATAATAAACTAAAAGAGAGGGAAGAAAATCTTTCCTCGGCTCTTTCAGCCGGTGGTGTTAAAAACTGGGAAGAGTATAAAATGACGGTAGGAGAAATACGTGGTCTTTCTCTTGCCCGTGAGGAAATCAAGGCCATGCTGGAGAATAATGAAAATTATGACAAAGACACTTTACGTTCCTGACTATGTAAAAAAGGACATCGAAAAGAAAAACAAAGTAGAAAATTCAGATAGTCCTTGGGTTAATCCTGGTAATAGAGTTTTAGACCCATCCCTCTTACAAAAATCTTTACTAGACCGACTACCCCAACCAACTGGTTGGAGGGTTCTTGTTATGCCATATCAAGGAAAGGCACAGACTTCTGGAGGAATTATCGTTCCCGATGAAATTAGAGAAAGAGAATCTGTGGCTACAGTTGTTGCTTATGTTCTAAAGTTAGGTCCATTAGCGTACCAAGACAAAGAACGTTTTGGAGACTCCCCTTGGTGTAAAGAAAAATGTTGGGTCTGTATTGGACGATACTCTGGCTCCAGATTTAAAATTGATGGTGGAGAAGTCCGTATTATCAATGATGATGAAGTTATTGCCACGGTTTTAGACCCTGATGATATAACACATATTTAAGGAGTAAGGTATGACAGAAGCAGAAGCAGTAGTAGAAAAAGAAAAGAAAGCAACGGTAGAGAAAGAAGAAAAACAAGAGATTATCGTTGAGCAAGAACCTGAAAAACAGGAAGTTTCAAAGGAGCAAGAAGAACCTAAAAAGGAAGCATCATCAGAAGATGAGTTAGAATCCTATAGTAAGAGTGTTCAATCACGCATAAAAAAGCTGACGGAAAAGTATCGTCAAGAGGAAAGGGATAAAGAAGAAGCTGTAACTCTTTCCAGAAGACTTATTGAAGAGAATAAAAAACTTCAGACTAGAGTTAAGAATCTTGATACAGGTTATGTAAGTGAGTATGGAACACGGTTGCAAGCACAATCACAGCAAGCTAAACAAATGTATACTGAAGCTTATGAAGCAGGCGATGCTAATAAGATGGCAGAAGCTCAACAGGCTATGGCAGCTATTGCCGTAGAACAACAAAATTATAATACTGCTAAACTTAGAGTTGAACAGCAGGCTAAAGCTCAACCAAGAGTTCCCCAACAACAGGCTCCACAACAACAGGCTCCACAACAACATAAACCTGATGCTAGAGCCGAGAAATGGGCATCTGACAATAATTGGTTTGGTCAAGATAAGATTATGACTACTGCAGCTTTTACCCTACATAATATTCTTACGAATGAAGAAGGGTTTGACGCAAGCTCAGAAGAGTACTATAATGAAATCGATAAACGCATTCGTAAAGAATTTCCACAGAAATTCTCAACGCAAAAGAAAACGGGTGGAACCCAGGTCGCTTCTGCTGGTAATTCCGCTTCCCGCAACAAACAGGGGCGTAGGACGGTCAAGCTGTCACCTTCTCAGGTAGCTATTGCTAAAAAGCTTGGCGTACCTCTTGAAGAATACGCTAAACATGTGAAGGAGTAGAGCATGGCTGAAAGAACCGTTAGAACTAAAGAGACTCGAGAAAAAGAAACTCGCAGAAAACCCTGGGCACCACCACAGATGCTTGATGCACCAAGACCTCCAGAGGGATATGTGCATCGTTGGATAAGAGTGGCAATGCGTGGCGAAGAGGACAAGATGAATGTCCATACTAAGTTACGTGAAGGATGGGAACCCGTCCGTGCTGACGAATATCCAGATTACGAAGCACCTATTATTGATGATGGTAAGTATCAGGGTGTTATAGGACAAGGCGGTTTGATGCTTTGTCGAATGCCTGAAGAAACAGTACATGAAAGACACGAGTACTACGGGGGCCGAACCCGCGAACAAATGAAAGCTGTCGATCAGGACTTAATGAAGGAACAACATCCTTCAATGCCGATTCACAATAGTCGGCAAAGTCGTGTAACCTTCGGAGGATCAAAAGGAGACTCCGATTAATTTTAATTTTTAGGAGACTAAAATGGCAAATGCTAATGGTGCTTTCGGACTACGTCCGATTGGTGTAGTCGGTCAGGCTGCAAACACTACTGGTATGACCGAATATCGCATAGCTTACGATAATAGTAACGCAATTTACCAAGGTTCCCCTGTTATTCCTCTAGCCGCCGGTGTTATTGACCGGGTTGGAGCAGCAGCTGGTGGAACGGTAGGACTCGTTGGTGTTTTTTGGGGTTGTGAGTATATCTCGTCTACTAGTGGAGAAAAAATATGGTCAAACTATTGGCCCGGTTCTGGAGCGGATTCTAATCATCCGGTCAAAGCTTTCGTTTACGATAATCCTATGCAATCATATATTATTGCTTCTGATGGTACGCTTACAAGTGAAGCTACTGCTAGAGCACATGTTTTTATGAATGCTAATTTTGCTACGGGGCAATCTGGTTCTACAACAACTGGTATGTCTAGTGCGACACTAGCAGTAGGAACTATCGCAGCCACTGCTGCCTTACACTTGAGAATTATGGGGATTCAAGACGACCCTTCAAGTGCGGACTATACAGCAGCTGGTATCCCATTAATTGTTCGATTGAATAATAGCTTCATGTCACCAAATGGTGCACTCGTTGCTGGTACTCCATCGACAACAGGCTTATAGGAGACTGACTGATGGCTATATCAAGAGCACAACTAGCTAAAGAGCTAGAACCCGGTCTCAACGCTCTGTTTGGAATGGAGTATGATCGGTACGATAACCAACATGCTGAAATCTATACAACTGAATCTTCAGACCGTGCGTTTGAAGAAGAGGTTATGTTGTCAGGTTTTGGAGCAGCACCAACTAAGTCAGAAGGTTCTGCCGTAAATTTTGACGATGCTAATGAAGCATTTACAGCACGTTACAACCACGAAACTATTGCATTAGCTTTTTCAATTACTGAAGAAGCAGTAGAGGACAACCTATATGACCGACTTGGGTCAAGGTACACTCGAGCATTAGCTCGTTCAATGGCACATACCAAGCAGGTTAAAGCCGCTGCTATCTTGAACAATGCGTTCACAGCAGGAGCTTCAGCAGGTGGTGATGGTGTGGCACTTTGTGCTACGGATCATCCATTAACCAATGGTAATACCTTTGCAAATGAGCCATCAACAGCCGCAGATTTGAATGAAACATCTCTTGAAGATGCTCTTATCAATATTTCTGGTTTTGTTGATGAGCGTGGTTTAAAAGTTGCTTTAAGAGGAATGAAACTCATTATTCCAAGACAGTTACAGTTTGTAGCTGAAAGGTTAATGGTTTCTAATCTTAGAGTAGGAACTGCTGATAACGATACAAACGCAATCAAGTCTATGGGAATGTTACCTAATGGTTATGCTGTTAATGACTTCTTAACAGATACGGATGCGTTCTTCGTTATTACAGATGCTCCTAGAGGGTTCATTCACTTTGAACGTCTAGGTTTATCTACAAACATGGAAGCAGATTTCGATACAGGAAACATGAGATACAAAGCTAGAGAAAGATATAGCTTTGGTTTTTCTGATCCAAGATGTGTTTACGGTTCCCCTGGAGCGTAAACTGTGGTATAGGAATATTTCCTCCCTTGGAAGGGGTGTCCTTAAAGACACCCCTTTCTTTTTTTTAATTCATAGTATATACTTCAGTTATCCCTGACAGCTACATGGTGTGGCTGACATTAAAGACAGAGGAGTTTTATAATGGGTACAACTACTTTTAACGGTCCCGTCCGTTCAGAAAACGGGTTTCAAATGGTATCAAAGAATGCCACTACTGGTACTATAACTGTAACCAGTGGTGATAAAATGGCTACAGAGGCCACTGGCAGTGCTGGTATTGAAGGCACAGCTGCTGTTTATGTAACTCAAGTTAATAGATTAAAAAGTGATGTTTCTACTAATGTAAATATTGTAAAAACTTCAATAATGATAGATCTAACCGACCTTAGAGATGGGGATACTGCGGGAGATATCATAGGTAAAGATGGTGATGGGGTTGCTTTTATTGGTAGAGTTACCACAGCAAACCAAGGCACTATATTTGGTGGAACAATGACTTGTTTAGAGACTCCTGCGGGAGGTTCTACAGACATTGATCTCTATTCTGCGACAGAAGGAACTGGTGTTAACGATACAGCCATTGCTGATTTAACTGAAACTCAAATTATTAACTCAGGTGGTTTTGCCGTAGGAACTATAAAGGCTTTTGGAGATGTTACAGCAGATCAATACTTATATCTTGTAAGCCAAGGTACAGGCCACGCTGCTTATACCGCAGGACGTTTCTTAATTGAAGTTCTTGGTTATGACGTAGCATCTTAATAGGAGGTAATAATGGCTGCTTCAATATTTGCAAAAACAGCTACGTCAACAGGAACACTTCAAGCTGGTAGAACCCGATTAAAAGGGTTCACCGCCAAGTGTGCATCTGGTTCTCCGGCTGTGGTTTTTAAAAATGGAAGTGGTGGTGCAACTTTGTTATCTATGGTCTTCACGGCTTCTACTGATATTCAAATAAGTATTCCAGATCATGGGATGATTTTTGCAGATGAATGTCATGTGACGTTAACAAACATTGATTCCATCACGGGATTTTTTGGATAATGACTAGAGAAATTATAATAGGTATAACGGTTTCTTGTAGTTTTGGTGCGATTGCCTGGATGGTTGCCACATTAATTAATGTGGACAAAAGGACAGAAGTTATGGCTATTCAGGTAAACGCAAACCATGAAATGATAAAACCCTTATGGGAAGACTTTATTAAGAGGTCACAGGTTCAAGTTTCTAAACTAGGGGAATAAAGTGATAAGAATTTTTAAAAGTTTAGTTTTTTGGTTGGCTGATTCCCTGCACCTTATTGCTATGTCTTTACCTAATGGTTCCAAAAACAAAGAAGATGTAGATATAAATATTACGATGGGGGAAATAGTTACACCACCCCCTGACTCATTTCATATTGATCGTCACCCATCCCCTAAGAAGAAAAGAGGAAGACCACCTAAATACTTAGGTGGTAAGAAATCAGATAAAAAGGAGTAAGAAATGCCAAATGTTGCGGGTAAGAAATTTCCTTATACTAAAAAAGGAATGAAAGATGCTGCTAAAGCAAAAAAAGAAATAGGTATGATGGGTGGAGGTATGGTTTCTGATCGAATGCCAAAAACAATATCTACTGAAACAACTAAGGAAACTATAGGTTATAGAGATGGTGGGAAAATACAGGGTACTCCCAAGATTCAAGTATCAGGAAAGATGTATAAAGGAATATTCTAATGGCTGTTTCTGATTCAAGAGACTTTAACTTAGATGTAGCTGAAGTTATTGAAGAAGCATATGAAAGATGTGGTTTAGAAGTACGAACTGGCTATGATGCTAAGACGGCTCGTAGGTCTTTGAATCTTATGTTCGCTGAATGGGCAAATCGAGGATTGAATCTTTGGACAGTTAAGCAAGCAACTCAAGATTTGACTCAAGGAACATCCGCTTATACTCTTACGGCTGATACTGTAGTAGATATCCTAGAAGTAACCTTACGCAGAAGTTCAACTGACTATGAGTTAGGTAGACTTAGCCGGGGGGAATATTCCACGATACCTAATAAAACAACTCAAGGTAGACCAAGTCAATATTATTTTGACAGACAAATTGCCCCAGTTATTAATGTTTGGGCAACACCAGAAAATTCTACGGATCAGTTAATTTATTATTATGTTCAAAGAATTGATGATGCGGATACTTTAGTTAATACAACGGATATGCCATTTAGGTTTTATCCTGCTATGGTAGCAGGATTATCTTATTATATAGCTATGAAAAGAGCACCTGAAAGACTTCAGTTGTTAAAGGCTGTTTATGAAGAAGAGTTTCAACGTGCAGGTGATGAGGATGAGGGAAGAACCCCTCTTAAACTTCAGCCTAGTTTAGATTATTTGAGGGTTTAGATGCCATACGCAAGTGCCAAGAAAGCATGGGGAATATCGGATAGGTCAGGATTTCGTTATAGATTAGCGTCAATGAAGAAGGAATGGACGGGAGCTTTAGTAGGTCCAGATGAATGGGATCCTAAACAACCTCAACTTAGACCTCCAAAAACATATCCAGATCCACAAGCATTAAGAAATCCAAGGCCGGAACCAAACCTTTCGGCTGAAAGAAATATTCAATGGAGTTGGAATCCAGTTGGAGGTGCTCCAACTAATGGTATTAATCCTCCTAATAACCTTGAAATAAATGGTTCTGTAGGAACGGTAACGGTGAGCACAACATGAGTTTTACATACGCACAATTAAAGGAAGCCATTCAAGATTATACGGAAAACACGGAAACTAGTTTCGTATCTAATCTCCCTTTGTTTATTAGGTTGACAGAAGAACGTATATTGAAGAATGTACAACTTACGTTGTTTAGAAAAAATGCAACGGGAAATACGACAGGGAATCAATACTATGCGACTCCTTCAGACTTCTTAGCTCCTTTTTCTTTGAGCTTCACCAAAACGGGAGAAACAGCTAAGTCTTTTGTGGAATTTAAAGATGTAAGTTTTATTCAGACATATACTCCCTCTTCGTCAACGACAGGTACCCCTAAATACTATGGTATGTTTGACGTAGATCATTTTATATTGGCACCTACCCCAGACGTTGTATATTCGGGAGAATTGCATTATTACTATCGACCTACAAGTTTAACAGCCGGTTCAGAAAGCGGAACTACATGGTTAAGTATAAATGCGGAGATAGCAATGTTATATGGTTCCCTAATAGAAGCTTATACTTTTATGAAGGGCGAGGCAGATGTAATGAGCATGTATAATCAAAAATTTGGAGAAGCATTAACTGGGGTTAAGATGCTTGGGGAAGCGAAAAATACGACAGATGAATATAGAACTGGAAAAGTAATAAGGCAAAAGAACTAATGTTTGATTTGAAACTAGACATACCAAGAGACAAAACCATTGTTGGTGTTAAGACAACGAACAATAGAGGCTTTACTCCAGAAGAGGTGGCTGAAGATTGTGTTAAAAAAATAATACATGTATCTGATAACGTAGATCCTGTACTAAGGGACCAAGCTAGAACCTACGCCCAAAACATAGAAAAGATAGTTACCTATTACATTAAGGAAGCTATACGCAGTGATAGAACTACTGTGTATAATGCAATCAAGGATGCGGGGCATCCAAAACTGGCTGAACTAATAAGGAGATTATAAAATGGCGTTTAGCGGAAACTTTATGTGTACATCTTTCAAGAAAGAATTATTGGAAGGAGTGCATAATTTTAAGAACTCAGGGGGCAGTACTTTTCAAATAGCTTTGTATACGGATAGTGCAAGTTTTACAGCGGCTACTACAGCGTACACTAGCTCTAATGAAATAAGCGGAACGGGCTATACGGCAAAAGGAAATACGCTTACTAGAGTAGATCCTACAACTAGTAGCACCACAGCTTATACGGACTTTGCAGATTCAACGTGGAGTTCTTCTACCATTACGGCTATGGGAGCTATGATTTTTAACGATTCTGCTTCAGGAGATCCCTCTATTGTTATTTTAGATTTTGGTGCTGATAAGTCTTCTAGTTCAGGAGATTTTAAGGTAGTGTTTCCAACAGCGGATGCAAGTAACGCTATAATCAGGATAGCCTAATGGCTGATATCCATGTACCTCTCTCTGGTTGGGGGTACAGTACGTGGAACTCGGGTACTTGGGGTACGGAAGTACCTCTCCCAGAAGCTACAGGTTCCGTTGGAACGGTTACTGTTGTTCAAGGAACAGGAGTAAGTACTTCCGTTACGGGTCTTGCGGGCACAGGTTCCGTTGGAACGGCTACTTCAGCTATTGGTATACCCGTTAGTGTTACGGGTCTTGCGGGCACAGGTTCCGTTGGAACGGCTACTG